ATGAACAAAGCACTGGAACTCTCAGGAATCGCGCTGGTGGCCCTGGCGCTCAGCGCATGCGCCCAACAGAAGCTGGCACCCTCCGTGGGCATGGCCAATCCCGCATCGGTCTATTGCGGTGAAATCGGCGGACAAGTCCGGATGGAGAAGACGCCCCAGGGCCAGGAAGGCATCTGCGTGCTGCCGAACGGCACGGAAATGGAAGAGTGGACGCTGTACCGCAAGGACCATCCGGCCAAGTAGTGGGATAGCGCTCTGCACGAAACACAAGCAAGTCGTTAACGCCCCGCCGTCAACCTGCTGCAGTTCCACCTCGGTGGCCATCAGGGCCACAACGTACTGGCGTGTTCCGTCCAAATCCCGCGCGACCTCCGGCGGTAAATCAGCGCGCAGCACTTGACCATCCAGGGTGCCTTCACGCAGCAGACCTGCAACTTCTTTACACGACGTAAAGCTTTCCTTCAGAAAAGGTCTGCATATTGGCCAGCAACGGATTCCGCCGAGCCTGGGAGCTTTCTCCTCCCTCCCTCTCAAATCCCTTCCCCAGGCACGCCACCACGGCATCGGCATTTTTCTTCCAGGGCCCGCAGCTTCGCCGCTTGCGGGCCCTTTTCGTTGCCGGATCGCAGCGCCCGCACCCCAGCAATTCATCCATCCTGATGACGGACGAACGCTGGCCGGACGTGGCGCGCTGATAGAGGCAACGCGACACGCTTGCCCTTCAACGGCCGCAGCTCCAAGCGGACACCGTGTCGAAAGAACTCATACATACGGAGCATGCTCGACCTACATGAGCACCCTTACTTGGCTCGCACAGGGAAGCCTCACAAGCAGTTGAAATAGCGTCTGTCCCGAGACCCGCAATGCCCTGCTGATGGAGATAAGCATGAGTCAAGTCGTACCGAGTGAGTCTTTCAATCCGGACCCTGATGCCCGCTACCACCGGAGTCTCCTGGATGCCTTTCCGGTAAGGGGCAGCTACCAGCTCATTCAGTTGCGCAGCACCAGATCTCGCAGCCCCTTCCGACGTTTTGCGAAGGCTTGCATTCGGGCGGTTCGCGCACTTGTTCAATGACTTGAAGGAGATTGTGATGCGACATATTTTCCTCACATTTTTCTGGTCCGTCGTGACCCTCATCTCGCTGTACATCTCCACGCTGGCAGGGCCGATGTTCCCCGTCACGAGCTGAAATGCGGTTAACAGCCGGGCCTATGGTTGACTCATGGTTCTCCTCCTGGAATTCATAGGCATGCCCCGAAATGGGCACCGGACTTTTTCTTCCCCGTGCCTGCACTTCGCAGGCATTCACAAGCTCGCAGCACCGCTGGCGGGCTTCTTTTTTGCGGGGTCCGCTTGCGGCTTTGGCCCGCTTTGCAGAGATCCAAGGCGGGCATACATCGGGTGCGCACAGCGAAGCGCCAGCGGCGCCAAGGTTCAGGCGACCAAGCAGAGGCTTATGCAGGTGCGGCATCAAGTACAGGACATTGAAAATGCGGAGCGCTCCGCATTGGGTCAAATGCCGGCATCGCGTAAGATGCTGATCCACCAGAAGAAGCGGGCGTCGTTCAATGGCAGAACGTAAGCCTCCTCTGGAAACAGCGAGAATTCCCGGAAACCTACGCCAAAACCTACGCCGAACTGGACACCAAAAAGCCCCCGTCGTGGGTTGTCTTTTTGGTGAGACTTCGGGTCGCTTCAGGTTTCCGCACGCAGCGCCTGCAGCTGCTCGACCGGCAGCAACGCCTCCTCTTCGGGCTTCTCCGCACCTGACCGTAGCGCGCCCACGACGCCCGGCTGGTATGCGGTCATCGTGGACTATGGGCACCTACCCTTCCCTGCTGCACGGCGCTGGACCGGCGCCCTCTGGGATGACGAGCGCGGCATCAAGGCATTCGACGGGCCGCACGACACGGCCGAGGCTGCGCTGGACTGGGCCATGGAGTGCTGCCCCGAAGGCTGAGCACGGCACAATGCCGGCCATGGCAATCGATCCCACAAACCCAAAGCACACCGTCCATCAGCGCATCGTCGCCGGCTTCATGGGACATTGGAAGGCCCACGGAAGCGACAAGTACCCGCAACGTTTCCGGCTACCGCCAGAGGAGCTTTGGCACCTCGACAACATCATGCACAAGGGAGCGCACCCTGGTCTGATGTGGGGCGTGCCGCTTGATGCGGACCCGAGCACACGCGGCGAAATGGTCGCCATCGACGGCACGGTCGTCTCGATAGCGCCGGCTGACCCGGCGCCTGCGGCTTAGGCTCCAGCTGGGCGATTGCTCAACGGCCAGGGGTCCACCAGCCCGATGATCTTGTCCATCGCCTCATGGACTGTGCCGCCATCCGGCGGGAGGAAGTGCTGCACGACAGACAGCACTTCCTCCAAGACCTGCTCCGCCTTGCTGGGGTCGTTGATGCCCGCCAGCTTGTCGCGCAGCCGGAAGCCCAGCAGCGGCCAGATCTTCTGCACGGCGTTCTCGCGCGCGATGCGGCGGCCGATGGCGGCGTCGAAGTTCTCGGGGCTGGCGCATGCGCTTTCGCCGGTCACCGTGAAGCCGTTGCGCAGCTCCAGAACACAGAACGTCAGCAAGTTGAGGGGGCTATTGGCCGACTCGGCGTACTCGAAACCGTGGTTCTTGTGCGAGTGACCATGCCGGCCTTCGGCAGCAGTGAAGTAGGTCTCCTCCACGATCTCCCGCTGGATGTCATCCGGCGTCACGCGCGGCGCGGTTTTACCCTTGGCCTGGATCTGGTCTTCGATGGACTGCTCAGCCGGAGAGAGCTCGGGCAGAGGGCCTGGGCCGGTGGCTGTTGTGCCATCGGCATAGGCCTTGGACTCCAGTGCGCCAGGCACGCGGGTGGCGCAGTTGCACGGCCCGGCCGGCATGGCGGGCTCGTTGTGCACGGCGCAATCGGAGGCATGGCCGCAGCCATTGCTACCGCAGGTGTGTTGTGTCATGGGTGGCTCTCTGTGGTGGCGCCTGCGGCCGGCAGGCTCGGGGAAATGGGGCGGCGGCAGTTGGCCAGGGCTGCGGCCAGCTTGATCTCGTAGGCCTCGCGCCGCTCGATCTCGGCCTGGGCGACCTGGGTGAACTGGTCCACCGTGGCGCCCGGCCGCAGCTGTTCGGTTGGCATGGCCGGGCGCTCGGGCACCGGCTCATCGCATGCCACTGGCACAGGCACGTTCACCCGCTGCAGCTCGATGCGGGCCGGCGCGCTTTGGCAGCCAGCCAGGCCCAGCAGCAAGGCCAGGCCTGCAAATTGACGAATTGAGCAATTTGTCAATTTCAGGGCTTCGCCCTCCCCTGCAGCCAGCTGTCCACCCGGTGCTGGGCGCTCGCACAGGTATCGCCCGGCACGGCCGGCGGCGCAGCCAGGATCTCATCGGCGCGCTGCTCGTGCGTCCGGGCACGGGCGGCGGCGAGGGCTCGCGCGGCCTCGCCCTCCTGCTTGCGCCGGTCGGCCAGATCGCGCAGGTCATCGACTGCATCGCTGCAGGCGGCGGCCAGGTCGCGGGCGCCGTCCCGCTGCTGGGTCATCTCGCCCACACTGGCGCGCGCGGCTGCGGCGGCGTCACGCTGGCCCAGGTAGGCCCTGGTCAGCAGCACGTTGCCAAGCAGGCTCACCAGCAGCGCGAGGACAGCGGCCGCAAGCAGTTTCGGAGTGATGCCGATCACCGCCCGCCCCTCCACCAGTACCACCACATTGCCCAGAGGATCGGGTTCATTGCTGGGCCTCCATACACGCGGCGTGTCGCGCCTGTTGACGGGTCCAGACGCCGCGGCAAACCTTGTTGCCAGGCGTGCTGCAGTCGTAGCGCCAGCGCTTCGGGCGGCCGCCCGCGCCCCACTGGTAGGCGCTGTATCCCTGCAGGGGCTGGGCGCTGGTCATGAAGCGATATGCCAGGTAAGCGTTGCAGGCGCCGGCATAGTCGCCAGCCCGCGTGCGCGTCAGCATCGAGGAGCCGCGCCAGGCCCCGCAGCCGTACTGGCCCGAGAAGTCCACAGCCTGGGCGAACTCGGCCGGGTGCACCAGCGTGTCGCCCAGCGAATCACGCACGCACGCGCCGTACTGCTGCTCCAGCAGGTTGATGGCCAGCTCGCGCGCCCGTTCGCGTGTGATGGGCGGGTCGGCCAGGGTCACGCGCGTGCCGTCCTCGTAGCGCGTGGCGCCGTGGCCGATGGTGGGCACGTCGCCGCGCACCGGGATGATGGGCGCGGAGCTGAAACCCTCGGCAGCGATCCAAGACGCCAAGATGGCGGCGCCGATGCTCAGGCCAGCGGCAGAAATGCGGCCGGCGTTCATTCGTCCACCTCGAGCACGCCCAAATCTGTGTCGTAGTGCTGCGCCGGCGCGCCTGTAGCTCTCATTAGGTCCATGCGCAGTTGCCGCTCGGCGTCCCTGCGCAGAAACTCCCGTTCCCTGCGGGCGTCATCAGCGCGCCGGAGCTTATCGGCCTCACGCTTATAGAACCAGGTGATCAACAGGCCGATGATCGCCACCAGAGCCCCGACGTAGGCTGCGAGGTCTGCCGCAGACATCTTGCCGGCCACGGCGACAGATCCACCAAGGATCGTCGCCTTGTTTCCTGCTGCGCCAATGGCTTCGAGGGTTTCAGTTTTCATGGCCCCGATGATTCCGGGGCCGGGCCGCGCTGGCGAACCCTACACGGGGGCCTACGCGCGCTGCGCCGCCGCCCAGGCGAACAGCGCGTCCACCTGCGCGCCCGTCAGGCCCAGCACTGCAGCCACCGCCGCCACGGTCTCGCTGTCGCGCAGCCAGTCCTTTGCGTCATTGAGCACAGCATCCACCCGATCAGCCAGCTCGCCAGGCGCCAGCGCGCCGCGCCACACCAGCACGCGCGCCAGCAGGTTGTCGGCTGGCCGGTCGTCCGTGGACGCCAGCAGCACCAGGGCCCCGCCGTTCAAAACATGCCGCTTGAGCGCCAGCCGCCCAGCCCAGCGCGGCACTTCAAGCGGCAGGGCAGTTCCTGGCGCTGCAGGGCTCATTCCCACCAACGCTTTAATCCGCAACTGTTCAAATTCAGCGCTGCCCACAGCAACCAACCCGGAATACAGCTCCGGGTAAGTACCAGTCTCGAAGGCATAGGGCCGATCCGATGAATCCTTGAACAGCAGCATCAGCGGTACTCCATGTACTTCGTCACGTTGTGCCCATCCGCAAAGTAGAAATACGTATCTCCCGCCGGAACAATTGCCTGTACTCCGTTTCCGGAGCCGGTGTAATTGACATAACTCACAGCCACCCAATTTCCTCGAAGATTTATCGCTAAGCACGCGGTGGGCCCCTCCCCACGCGACGTTCCGATAATGCTCACCAGGATCGGTTTTGAAGTTGTATTCGTGTAGGTGACGCCAGTAGTCCTGCTGGCTGTCACGTCCTGCCAGGACTGGCCTGCACCCAGGATCTGGTCCTGGGATGCAACATCCTTTGCATTTGCCCGTGTGCCGACGTGTTTCATGGTCAGCCCGTGATGCTTGCCCGGTACTGGCCCGTAGTGGGCGCCACGGCGAATGTCAGCTGCACTGTATTCACGCCGTTGGCGACCCAGTCGCACAGCACGCCAGCATTCGTCGCGGTCTCGCGCACGCTGACCACCACGTCCTGGGTGTTGAGGCTGTGGGTCACGGTGATGGTCGTGGCGGTGCCATCGCCCACGGTGGCCGAGGCCTTGCGCGCCACGACACCGGTATCCACCGCGATGACGCCGCCATTGATGCTGATGCCCAGTCCCGCCGTATAGCTTGTCCCGCCACCGACCTGCGCAAACGCCAGGGCCGTGGTGCCGATGGTGATGGGCGCGTCCGTGGTCATCAGCCAGACCTGGTTGCCCTGTGTCGTGCCCTCGGAGACAAAGACCGCGGCGCCCAGCACCTCACTGGCGGCGTCGAAGTCAGTGGCCCGCGTCCACGAGCCCGAGGCGGCAAGGTAGACGCCATTGGCCGAACCCGTGGTCTGGTTCTTCACCAGCACCCGGTCACCGGCCACGATGGACACACCATCAATCGTCTGTGCACCGGACAGCGTGATGTTGGCCGTGGTGGCCGCGCGCGCCGGCTCTTTCCATTTGTAGCCCTGGACCGCAGCGTCCAGTTGGGCCTTTGTGACGGCATCCTGCGGGTTGACCGCGTCGGCCAGGTTGATGACCCGGTTGCCCGAGGCGTCGAGGTTGTTCGTGATCTTCATGGCTGGGCCCTCAATTGCAATAGGCGCGGCCCGTCAAAGGCACGCTGTGGGTGATCTGGGCAATGTCGGCGTCCATGTACCGGACATCGGGGTAGAGCTGGCCGCCAAGGTTGTCCACGACGGTGATGGAGGGGTAGCGGCCCAGGTTGTGAGCGACGGTCCAGACGGATGCCGCGATGCCTTGGAGATGCGTGTAGGTCGCACCGGCTCCGCCGCCAGGCGGCCCCTGGGGGCCAGGAGGCCCCTGCTCCGCCAGGGCCAGAATTTCGATTTCCTCGACCTGCTCGACCAGCACCGAGTCCTGCGCCTCTTCCGCCAGGATCTCGACCTCTTGGACGATCAGAAAATCAGTCACGGGTGACCTCCGGGCTCACGCAGCAGGAGCCTTGGGCCAGGCGCGTGACCTCGCCGCCGGGGTGGACGATTTCCAGATCGAACACCCCGCCGGTCCAGGCGATGGCCGCGGTGGTTCCCGCATCCACCAGCAGATCCACGGTGCCGGCAGGGCCACCAAGGGCGATCCGGCCGTTCTCGGTGGTCAGTTCCAGCAGCGCGGCCGTGGACTCGACTTCTTCGCGCACCTGCATGCGGGCCGTGCAGCCCGTCAGGTCGATGGGTGTCTTGTCGGGGTTGAGCCAGCGCAGGCGCTTGCGAAACGTCGCGCCCTGGTAGATCTGCAGTTTGAGATTGGCCGGCTTGGTCATGCCCCGCAGTGTCCCGGCCAGCGCCCGCAGAAGCGAACCCTAGCCGGGGGCATGTGAGTAACATGTACCTTTTGCTCATTGAGACGACCATGAAAAAAACTTTATATAAGTATCGACAATTCGACGAATTGTCACTATCTGCTCTTATATCGGACCGAATCTTCCTATCTTCGCCAGAAAATTTCAATGACCCACTGGAGTGCAAGCCAGAAATAGAAAATGATATAGAAATTGGCCAAATGAAATTCACTCTGGCCAAATTAATTGAGAACAACGCCATATCAAAACTAAACTCTGCCGCAAAAATATTAAAAATAAAAACCCAAAACTTAGAAAATAAGTTGCTGAGAATAGCACAAAGCGAAGGCAATCGGATTTTGGACTACATCGATTATATGTCTACAGATCCTGAGTTAGACTGTAAACCAATAGAATACATAGAAAACTCCTTAAATAGATATCTGAATTTCGAATTGCTCAAAATATATAATAAAGGAATATTTTCTTTATCAGAAAAATCCGAGTGTCATTTAATGTGGAGTCACTACGCAAAAAATCATACGGGATTCTGTATAGGATATAGTGTTGATCTAGAAAAAATCAGCAACTTACATCAAGTAAAATATAACTCATCTCCAATAGTAAAAGCATCCGATATTTACGATATGACTAAGGAAAATAAAGCAGCAATGATTCGCGTTGATGAAGCTGTTTTGCTTCGCAAAGCCTCTGCATGGAGCTACGAACAAGAATATAGATTAATCGGAGAAGTCGGATTACAGGATTCTCCATTCGATATAGCGGAAATCATTTTCGGCTTAAGAACACCCCCAGAAGTCATACATTCAATAGCACGCTCTCTTAATGGAAGGGATCCAGCTCCAGATTTTTATATCATGCAGCAACGCCCAAAGAGTTTCGAAATATTCAAGGCAAGCATAGATGTCGAATATTACTCACAAGAGTGCGATCTTCCACGCCGCGCCCTATCCATTCTTGAGGAATTTGAAGATATGGAACACATTAAAATCGCCTCCACGGATTAATCACTTAGATTTTATTTATTTATCCACCGATTAAGGAGTCCCAATCCGTCACATCCCGCTCGGTACCGCTGTAGCTGCCGCTGGCACGGATCTGGTTGTTCAGCGTCGTCACCATGTTGCCCAGCATGTCCACGATTTCCTGGCCGTTGACCATCTTGAGCTTGGCCACGTCCACGGCCACGTCGCTGATCTGCAGGGCGTCGGCCGTGCTCTTGTAGTGCCGCTGGGCTGCTTCCTGGGCCAATTGCGCCAGACGGGCGTTGAACTGGGCGGGCAGCGCGTAGCAGCGGTTGTAGCTGTCGATCACGGCGTCCTGATCGCTGATCCACAGGCCCCGGGCACGCAGCTTGTCGCGGAAGGCCTGGGCCGTCTGCTGGTGCAGCTGCTTGATGCGGTCCATGCGCTGGTCCAGTTCGGCGCGCACCAGGCGCATCTTGGTCTCGCGCTCCTCGCGCAGGCGCGCGGCGTGGGTGGCCGCGATGGCATCGGCTGCTGCTCGGGTGCTTTCGGCGTGCAGCCGCGCGATGGCGTTGTGCGTGGCGCCCGGGGCGAAGCGGTGGCCGCTGGCGGCGGCGGCATCCAGCAGATCCCGCTCCCCTGCCCAGGCGTCCTTGCGCGCCAGCGCGAAAGCGGTGTCGCCGGCCACGCGGTCCACGCTCTCGATGTAGGTCGTGCCCACCGCCGATGTCAGGGCCGACTGGATCCACGCATCCGCGTCGGCGCCAGCGTCCAGCAGCCCCGGGAACAGGTCGTTGACCACGCTGCTGTAGCCCGTGAAGAACGTGCCCACGGCCTGCTCGATGACCTGCGGCAGTTGCCCCACGACCGGGGCCGAGGTCTCGACCGAGGCCGGGCCCAGGGCCGTCAGCACGGCAGACAGGCTGTTGCTGTGCTTGGCCTTGGCCACCTCGGGCTCGCCTGGGATGCCATCGATGATCTGGGTGATGGCCGGGCCGATCTTGGACTGCATCCGGCCTTCGGCGTCCGTGATCATCTTGCCGATCTTGTCGATGGCGGTGTAGACGATGGCGGCCGACAGGCCCTGCATTGCGATGCCGGTGGTGGCCATGCTTACTCCTCGGCGTTGACGGTGTTGGATTCGGAGGCCTGCGAGTTCACCGACACGCCAGCGCTGTTGAGCGCCGCGGCGGAGCCGGTGGACAGGCGGCGCAGGCGCTTGACCTGCTGCTCGACGTTAAGGCCGATGACTTCCAGCGCGCGGTCGTTCATGGCCTTGACGGTGCGCTGCGAGGCCGCGCTGCCGTCCTGGTTGGCAAGGACCTGGGCGTCCCAGCGCTGCAGCTCGGCGCTGGCCACCTGCATCTGGGCAGCGAGGGCCTGGTCGTCGCGGCGCACACGCGTCAGGTACTCGTTGTTGCGGCCAAACACGTCGTACATGATGTTCATGCGCCCGAACACGAAGTCCATGGCCGTGTCCAGCGCGGCATTGCGCAGGCGTGCCAGCTCGGTGACGGCGTCCACCAGCAGGCGGCGGCGCTCGGCCTCCCGGTCGGCCGTCATCTGGGCGGCCAGTCGGCCCTGGTACAGGTCCACCACGCCGTCGGCCACGGCCTGCAGCGCTGCCATGGCCCCGGCGGGCACCGGCAGGCCGCGTTGGTTGAGCCCGCCCAGCACCTGCACGCCCTGCTGCCGGGCCTGGGCTATCCGGTGGTCCTGGCCGACATAGCCCAGACCGTCCTGGCCATGCATGGTGGCGCGCAGCCAGGCCACGGCATTGCGCCAGCCCGGCCCCACGGGCGCCACGATGTCCATCACGCCCTGGAACTCCACGGCCCATTCGCCGGCCACCTGATCCAGCTGCTTGGCCAGCGCCTTGTCGTGCTGGGCCACCCAGGAGCCTGCATCCGCCGGATCGAATCCGCTGCTGTACTGCGGCAGCCGGTAGGCGCCATTGGTCCTGGCGGGTGTGAAGGATGTCACCGGCGACTCGATGGCTTGGGCCTCGCCGTACTTCTGCAACGCAATGCCCCAGGCGCGGCCCAGCAGCTCGTCAAACAGAATCGCTGATGGCAGCGCGCGTCCATTGGCCATGGTCAGCCCCTCCCGATCCGGCGCTGGCCCGCGACCACGCCGAAAACAATGTTGTCCAGCTCGGCCGCGCCCTCGCCCACCAGGTCGAAGGTGAAGTAGTTGGCGGCCAGGCCCCGGCCCGGATCGAAGCGCTGCACGCGCTGCGCCGCATCCACGCGCCGCGCGCGGTAGGTGTAGGTCTGCTGGCCGTCGCCGATGCGCGCATACAGCTGGCCCGTGGCCGAGACGCCGGCATGGACCGACTCCAGCCGCTTGATGGCCTGGCTGCCGAAGTCATGCTTGCCCAGGCCCGCACCCCATTCGATGGGCAGGCCGGCATCGGTGGTGCCGCCCAGTCGGTAGACGCCATCGGCGCGCACGCCGAACTGCCGGCCGCCCACGGTCATGAAGCTGTCGAAGGCGTAGCCCTCGTAGCGGGTGGAGGCGCTGGATTCGGTATTGACGACCCAGGCATGCCCTGGATCGACCAGCACAGGCCGGCCGTCCACGACCCGGAACACCAGCGCCCGGTAGCGCTCCACGGCGCCCAGGTGCTCCAGCACGCTGGCCACGATGGCGCCCGAGATCTGGGTTTCTGCCGCACTGCTGATCTGCTCGTGCACGTCCAGCACCAGGCCGGCAGCGCCCAGCGTCAGCGCGCCCGAGGCACCCACGCGCTCGGCAATGACCACGGTCACATAGCCGCTGGCCGTCAGCGCCAGATCGGCGCCCAGCAGGTCCTGCGCCCGCACCAGGTGGGTCAGCGCCTCCACATCGGACAGCAGCTGCAGGGGCGCCAGTGTCAGCCGGCCCTCGGCATGCCGGTCCTGCGAAGCCACGGTGAAGGCCGGGCCCAGGCGCATCTGGTAGTCGTGGCCCTGGCCGCTGATGATGGCGCCGTCGACCACGGGCGGCGGGACGAAGGCGGTTCCGATGGAGTACTGCGGAATCCAGGCGCCCTCGCCCACTTCGACCTGGACCGTGGCCTGCAGGCGCGCCAGCGTGGGCCGCGCCACGGCGTCATTGCGGGCGTCCGAGGCCCGGACCTGGGCGCCGGCCAGCCGTAGCGCGCCACGCGGGATGGGGTCGCCAGCGACGCGCAGGGGCCGCAGCCGCGCCTTGACCTGGGCCAGCGGCCGGTCTGCTGCGAACAGGTCCAGCGGCTGCAGCCCCATGCGGATCTGCAAGGGCTCCAGGGCCTGGCCCTCCACCTGCAGCGGCGCCAGGTTCAGCACGCCCGTGCCGTCCTGCTCGGCCACACCGTCCTGCAGCCGGGGCGAGTCCACGACGTCATCACCGGCATACAGCACCGCATCGAGCACATAAGGGCCGGTCATCGCAAAGCGCCCCTTGTAGACGCTCACGTCGTTCAGAAACCACTCGATGCGCCCGCCTCCGACCTGGGCGCGCACCGTGTCATTGCCCGTCATCGAGCCCACGCGCTGCAGCGTGACGCCGGCATGGCGCACGTTGACCTGGCCATCCCCAAACACCAGGCCGTACTCCACATTGGCGAACGATGAACGGCTGACGCGCGGCACCTGGCTGGCCAGGGTGAAGCCCACCACGGCGCCCACGGGCTTGCCGATCACGAAGGTGGCCGTGCCGATCCAGTTGGCCGGCAGCTCGCGCAGGCTGTGCGCTCCACCGTTCCAACCGAAGTGCCAGTCGTAGGTCCGGCGCTCCGGGGTGGCGACCTTCGGCGGCCACGCGGGGATCGCGGGCTGGGCGGGGATCACGATGCGCACATTCTCGCGGCGCATGATCCAGGCGCTGGTCCAGGTCAGGGGCACGCGCTGCCTGCGTATCACGCCATCCACAGTGATATCGGCCAAGGCCCAGATATCGCTGTAGTGGGCTGCTTCAGCGCTCAACAAGGGGTTGCCCACCCTGTCGCTCAAGGCATCCAATGGCGTGCGCCAGCCCACCGCCTTGGAGCCATCGGGCGCGGTGTATTCAACGCGCTGCATCTCGTTGATGCCGGCTTCCACGCGCACGTCTCGCCATTCATAGGTGATGCGCTCGGGGGTTGCAGGCCGGCCCGGAAACCCCGGGTCCGCAGGCGTGGCCGGCACGAACTCCACCAGCTTCTTGTTCTTGATCAGCGCGTTACCCATTGGCGGGCTCCTTGGCGCGGTGGTCGGCCATCCAGGGCCGGCCGGGGTTCATGGGCAGCAGCTCACCGTTGTCGTCGCGCAGGCTCAGCAGGGGGAACAGCTCGCCGCGGTTGAAGTCGAAGCGCGAGTCGTCGATGTCATAGCCGCTGGAGCCGGGCAGCAGTTGGCCGTCCATCCAGGCCCAGTACGGCAGGCGCATGCTGAGCGCCGTGGCGCGCCAGCGCTGGCCCCCGTCGCGGCTGGTGTGCAGCTTCACGGCCAGCGGCAGGATGGCGCCGCTGTCGTCGGTCTGGCGCGGGCCGTAGACGGGTATGGCCAGCGTGCGCTGGTCCAGCGCCACGACAAAGCCCACGCGCTGGGGCCAGGGCTGGGGCAGCATCCGCCGCTCCCATGTGGCGCCGCCGTCGGCCGAGACCATGAGCTGAGCCCGGCCGCCGGGATAGTCGATCACGCCCGGCGAGCCCTCGGCGTGGATGTACTGGGGGTCGAACTGGACCCACAGCAGCGGCTTCCTGTCCACGCGCACGCCGCCGCCGTAGCCCACGGCCCAGTAAGGCGGGTAGTGCCGCAGGCCGCCGATCACATCGCCAGCATGCAGGCCCGCGCTGAACCGGCTGCCCGGGATGGTGCTGATGCGCGTGGCGCCGGTGCGGGTGAACGCATAGACCTGCACGCTGGCCGCATCGGGCGCGGGCACCAGGCTGTCCAGCTGCAGCGCGGAGACCAGCAGCAGCGTGTCCTTGTCGCGCGGCACCATGGCGGCGATCACGGGCGCGGCGTTGCCATCCGTGATACCGGTGTGCGGCACATGGGCCCAGGACGCGCCGTTGTCGTCGCTCCAGAGATAGGCCCAGCCCGCGCTGGCTGCGGACACGCTGCCGGCGCCCGGCAGGCGCAGCGTGGTCATGCGCAGGGCCAGCACCAGGGTCTGGGGCGACAGGCGCACCAGGTCCATCTCGACCGGCGCCATGTATTGCCCAGGGCTCATGGCAGCGGGCATGGTGATCTTGGAGGTCTGCACGCCATCGGCCGTGGTGCGTGTGCAGGTCAGCCGGAACAGGCCCGAGGAATCCGGGTGGTAGCAGTCCTCGGCCAGCCCATGCACGGCGACCAGGCTCAAATAGCTCTTGCCATCCTGCTTGGCCATGGCCGGCTCGGCCACGGCATAGGTGCTGCTGGGGTCTGCGCGCATGCTCAACAGCACGCGCCCGAACAGCAGGCCCGCATTGGCCGCATAGACCTTGCTCGCGTCGTACAGCTGATCGTCGTCGGCGAAGAAATCGATGGAGCGCGACCCCGGATCAAAGCCCAGGCCGCTGTGCACGCCGAACTGCAGCAGCACCTTGCCGCCGGCAGGCCGGTCCGGGTCCATGCGCACCAGCTCGACGCCCGTGCAACGGCTGACGCGGCGCACCGGCTGCACGAAGCGATTCATCCCCGCGAAATACCGCGTGTCGCCAGCCGCCGAGATCTCGCGCACCAGCAGCACCGTGCCGTCGCCCAGGGAGAACAGCCGCCGCTTGCCGTTCTTGGTGGCATGGTCGGCCGTCTCCACGCGGGTCTCCACACGGGTGAAGCGCGGCACGCGGGTCTGCAGCTTGGAAGCGGCCAGATTGCCGAAGGACAGCGGCCCCTGCTGCTCGTCCAGCGCAGACGCCATGAGCTGCACCCGGGGCACTGCGTCGGGCGCGCCCGAGGCCGGCGGCGCCACATCGTCGGGCACGGCCTGTGCATAGCCATCCGTCAGGCGGCGCGCGTCCGGCGGCTCCCACAGCGACACCAGCTGCACGACCTCGCCGCCCGTGCGCCGCATGGTGACGAACTCGCCCGAGCGCTGCACCTCGCTGCCGTCGCGCCGGTCGGTCATGAAGGTGTTGCCCACGTCCAGCATGCCCTTTAGGGCCTGGTGCTCTGGCCCACCGGCATCGCCCTTGAGGTCCTTGTGGATCAGCATCACAGCTCCTCGCGCGCCAGCAGGAAGTCGGTCCAGAACTCGGAGGGACCGCCCCCGCTGGTGCCGTTCCACCAGAAGGCGGCAAGGCTGTCTACGCCATTGAAGGCCCCATCCGCCTGCACACGGTCCGTCGCTGAAAGCGCATAGGGCCGCATCTCCTGCCACTCGAATTCCGTGCCCGCCAGTTCGGCTGCCGTGATCTCGCCCAGCAACACCTCGCCATTGAGTACCTGGAAGCCGCCGCCCCGGCTCACAAGGCGCAGCTCCTGCACCGTCGAAGGCACGTTGACCGGCTTGACCACAGAACCGGCCGCGTCCAGATCGAACTCGTGCACGCCCTCGTTCGTGTCCTTGTACAGCAGAGTGACGTCCGCCGTGACACTGACGGGCTCACCGGCTACTGTGACCTGGTAAAGCCCCACGTTGATCGTGCGCACCAGTTGGGCCGGCGCCCGGACCTCGAAGTCCGGCGCCGGCGGCAGGCCCAGGTCCAGGAAGCCGCGCGACGGGTTGATCGCATCCCCGTTCCAGCCGAACGCCCAGTGCGCCGCATCGATCAGGTCCTGGAAGTCCAGGCCCAGGTAGGGATCATCGGCAGCCACCACGGCCACGAGCACGTCGGCCTGGGGCACCAGGGCCCCGGCCTCGTAGACGAGCGTTCCAGCAGCCATGCCCGCGCCCCGATCAGAACGCCGGCAGCGCGATGGAGAAGAAGTTGACGGCCTGGGGCGCGCCAACCGCCAGATCCACGCTGGTGATGTTCAGGTCGGCGCCCGCGCGCGCCACGGTGCCCTGCAGGCGGGGCTGGGTCGTGGAAGCCGCTCCGGTATCACCGGCAGCGGTAAAGCGGAAGAACCGCGCAGTGCCCGTCTCGATGACAGTGCCAGACCAGGTCTGCGAGGCCAGCTTCTCGATGAAGCCGTCGGCGGCGGCCAGGGCGAGGGTCAGGCCAGCGGAGGTGCCGTCGCTGTAGATCCGGGCCAGCAGCTTGTGCACCGCCGGGTCGATGGCTGCATCCGCGGTCAACGGAATCGACGACTCGGGGCAGCCGTAAATATCCAGGAAGCCGCCATCCAGGGCCGCCTTGAGCGAGCCCGTGGCGAGCATGTGATTGCGAAGGCCGGTAGAGGCTTTGGTGGTCATGGTGGTGGTCCTCGAAAAAGTCAGGAAGCGGTGGATCAGGAAACGGAGATGAACTGGAAGCCCGCCAGGATCTCCAGGTAGAAGGCGGGATCGACGGCACGCGCCACGGGCAGGCGCACGATGGACAGCAGCGCGCCGGTGTCCGAGCCCTTGCCCGAGCTGCTGCTCACGAACACGCCATTGACGGTCTGCATACCGGTGAAGCTGAACCGCGCCAAGCTCAGCTCGTTGCTCACGCCGCCGGCCGAGACGTTGCCCGGCACCCAGGCCTTGCGCGTCGTGCCGTCGTACTGCGTGACCTCGGTCACCAGCGTGGGCAACGTGGCGGCCGTCTCGGTGCCGTTGGGCACATAGGAGCCGGACCAGAGCCCGATGAACAGGTTGGCCGGCATGGCCGCGCCCTTGAAACAGGCGTTTGCGATCAGGTCCAGGCCTTCGCCTGGCACGCGGTTGTGCAGGCGCTCGCGGTGCACCAGCGCGTCGTCGGCGCGGCGGCGCAGCGCCAGGTCGTAAACAAAGCCGCAGGGAATGGCGTGGTTGGTGTTCATGGCTGGGCCTTTCGTACAAGCCGGGCCTGGGCATAGGAGCCCACGCCGGCCGAAGTGCTGGGGGATTGAGAGAGGTTGGCCACGATGGCGCGCATGCCGTCGGCCTCGCGGTACAGCGTTGCGCACGCGCCCGAGGCCTCCATGGCGATGTGCTCGGCCTGCAGGTTGACCAGCGACCCGTCTGGCCGCGCCGAGACGATGCCGCGCGTGCTCATCCAGTGCGCGCCGTCCGTGCCGCCCGTGGCCGCGAGCCGATACCCGGCCTGCTGCTGCAGCGCGCCGTACGGCAACACCGCGCGCGTGGACTGCGCCGGCAGGCCACCGGCCAGGAAATAGGTCTTGTCCGCCATCACGAACACCCCGGCCTCCACGGCCGCGATGCAGGTGATGGGCGCCGGGAAGATCTCGAAGCCCCTCGACTCGTCGCGCAGGCCCGGGGTGAACGGCTCGCTGTAGATCAGTGCCGAGCCCACGGCCACCAGCAGCCGGCCGCTCTGGTAGGCGATGCTGCTGCCCGCAGGCATCTGGGAGAACTGCACATCGCCCACGACCTGCGGCTGGGCATCGAGCCAGCGCGGCGTTGGGCCGGGCACGGGGTGATAGGACCCGACGCGGATGCCGTCGGTGAAGTACACGGCCTCGTTGACCTCGCAGTACACGACTGGCGTGACCCGGCCGTAACCCGCTGCGACCTGGGTGCGCGTGGTGGTGCCGGCAGCGTTGACGTCAAGACGGAAGATATCGCCGCTGTCGCAGTACAGGCCATACGAGCCATCGAGCGGCGACCAGCCCGAATGGCAGTCGAGGCCCTGCTCAGCCAACGCATACCCGGCCCGCGTCTTGAGCGAGCCCTGGGCCGTCACATCGACGTTGAGCGCATCACGGAGCAGGTGGCCGGCACCCTCGGGCAGCCCGAGCTTGAAGTCGGGCGCGCGGTTGTCCATTCCGAGGGGGAACGGGCCGATAGGCTTGGGGGTGGATGGCATGGCCCGATGTTCGCGGGCCGGCCCTCATTGGTCGAACCCTCCTGGGGGGTCGTGCCGCGCCGCGTGGATTGCTTTGTCACGGGCGGGCCCATACGATCCCATCATGCCCGGCATCATCTTCTGGCTGCTGGTGATCGCAGCCATCCTCTTCTTCAAGCTGACCACGTCCGCCGAGCGCCGCTCGATGATCGAGACCTACTGGCTGATCATCATCGGGCTCGGCGCCGTGGGCTTCATCTGGCAGTTCCTGCGGCAGGGCACGCTCAGTTCGTGAGCCCGGCCACGCGCTCGGCAATCGCGTTGCGGCGCTGCTCAATCTCGTTCAGGCGCTCGCGCTTCGCTTCCGCCGACAACAGGCGATCCCCGTCGATCTTCTTCGCGCGCTGACCCAGCTCGGCCATCTGTTGCTTGGCGGCGCTGATGGCCATGCGGTTGCGCAGCTTCGGTCCTTCCTCTTCCTGGATGCTGCGCGCCAGCTCCACGTCGCCGGACTTGATCGCGGCCTGGTAGCTGGCCCAGGCCTGCTCCACGTCCTTGGCCTGCTCGTACATGGTGGTGACGTAGCGGCTGGAGCCTGTGGGCAGCTCCTCGACGAAGTTGCCAGCCACGAAGGTGTCGCGCAGGCGCATGGCCGGGCGCTCGCCCCGGTCAAGCATGGGGCGCGCGATGGCGTCCGTCGCACTGGTGCTGACCGTGGCCAACCAGCCGAAGTACCCGCGCAGCAGAAAGTCCACCTGCTTGGGGCTCAACCCGGAATACTCGCCCTTGGCAAGGCGCACCGGGTCCGGCAAACCCCAGGAGCCCAGCAGGCGCGCCACCTCCGAGGTGCGCTCGTTGTAGCGATCCTGCGGGCGCAGGCGCTCGTCGGCCATGCCCTCGATGGCCCGGCCGCTGAAGCTGTCCTTGTTGGCATAGACGTCCAGGAAGGGCTTGATGGCCTGGGGCGTGGGGTCCATGGCGAAGGTGTTGAACACCATGTCGCTGATGCGCTGGCCGAAGCGCTTGCCCGTCATCTCCTCGCTCATCATCAGCTCGGCCGTTCGCTCGGCCACCGTGCCGATGGCGCCCACCTCGAAGGGCTTGGGGATGCGGAAGGCCTTGTCGCCGATCTTGAACCACCAGAAGTTGTCCCGGTCGAAGTCCTCGCGCTTCTTCCAGTCGTCGTCATCGGCATAGGCGGCCAGCAGGCCCAGGCTGGCCATGGACACGGCGCCGGCCATGGCAGCGAAGCGGCGCGGGTCCTCGCCGGCAGCACGGCCCAGCTTGTACAGGCCCTGCAGGCGCGCGTTCAGGAATGGCACGGTCTGGGCCAGGAAACGCACCGTCTCCCATTTGCCGGACATGCTGAAGTCCATCAGGTCCCGGGCCTGGAAGCTGGCCTCGGCGTGGCTCAGGCCCTTGGCGCGCAGGCGCTCGTACAGCGCCGTGCGGTTCACGTTCTCGGTGCGGTCGCCGAATTCCTCGTACACCTCCCACAGCGAGCGCATCTGGTCCTTGAGCTTGTCGAAGCCCTGCTTGTCCAGCATGGTGCCGCCCAGGCGCTCGATCTGCCCACGCAGCTGGTTGGTGTTCTCCTGCGTGCCGAACTTGATGATGCCGCCGCTGGCCAGCATGGAGGCGTAGGTCTGGCTGTCCTTGGCCGTGGCCTTCCAGCCCTTGGCGACGTTCTCCAGCGGGTTGTAGCTCAGGTCGCTCTGGGCGATGGCCGAGAGGCTGTCGCGGATCAGGTTGCGGATCTTGAAGGTGGGGTTCACCGTCACACCGAAGGTGAGCAGGCGCTTGAACGGCGCCATGGCCTTGACGATGCCCGGTGGCGTGTAGCTCATGGCCGAGATGGCATCAACAAGGTACGGGTCCTCGACGGCCCAGTGCTCGGCCACGCCTTCGCGCATCACCTTCACGGCGCCCTTGGTGTCGGCGGGCACTCGGTACGCCACGCCCATTTTCTCGGCCGCGTCCATGGTCGCCTGGGAGGCCCGGTTGCGCGCGGCGGCGGCATACAGGTGGCTCCAGTTCATGAGCGTGTTCTGCAGCAGATCGGCGTTGAGCTGCTGGCTCCCGCCCTTGAATTTCTTCCAGGCCTGCTGGTTCACCAGCCCGGAGCTGAAGCGCGGGCCGCGCATGCCGCCGTCCTCCTCCATGAGGCGGTAGAACGGCACATAGGGCTGGTCCTTCATCAGGTCGTAGGCGGCCTGGTCGATCAGGCCCGAGTCCCGCGCCACCTTGAGGCTGGCCTCGTTGAAGGCATTCAGCTCCCGCAGCGCGGCGGCGTACAGCGGCATGCGCGCCGTGCCATCGGCCATGCGGCCGGCATCCAGCGAGCGCAGGGCCGTAATGTCGCGGTCGGTCAGCAGGTTTTCCTTGCCTTCGGCCTTCAGGCGCTGGGCACGCTGAGCGGCCACCCACTGGAAGAATCGGTCGTGCTCGCCCTTGAGGCTGGCCAGCACCTTGGCGAAGCCGCCGTCCTTGATGTCCACGTCATAGACGCCATCGCGCAGGTAGATCTTGCCGTAGAGCAGCGTGGCCTCGACGGCGCCGTCCGTGCCTTTGGACATGCGCGCCAGGATGTAGGCCTTCTCGCTGATCTCCTTGAGGGGGGCAAACTGGTCCACAAGCCCCTGGCGCAGTTTCGTGCCGATGTTGTGGCGCATGGCCTGTGCGCGCTCGGCCCAGGTTTGCTTCACCTGGACGCCGAAGGCATGCTCTGCGGCGCGGGCCTGCTCGGCGGTGTAGTCGCTGGCCGTGGGCGCGGCCGGCGCGGCGCGGCTGAACTGCACGCCCTGGCGGGCAGGCGCTGGCGCGGGCGCCAGTGCAGCCGGGGATGCAGCTGGAATAGAAGCCTCCTGGGCTGTGGCAGCGCCGTCCAGCTCGCCAGCGAACGCGGGGTTCTCCCGCTGCGCGATGCCGAAGGCCAGGTTCACCAGGTCCTGGCTGGCGAAGTCGCTGCGGCTGCCCGCGATCTTGGCCCAGACCTGGCGCAGCACCTTGCGCACTTGGTCCAGCCAGCGCGCCACGGTGCCAGGCTTGGCCAGGGCATTGGGGCGCACGCCCATCTCCAGCGCGACCTGCACGGCATAGGGGAAGAGCTCCTGAGTGGACAGCTCCGGGCCGGAGGCCTGCACGCGGGCCGCTGCCTCGTTGTAGACCGTTCGCTCCAGGCTGCCCTCTGGCGCGCTGGCCCAGCCGCCGATGGCGCCATGCAGCTGGTTCCAGCCCTCCTCGCCCAACACCGCTGGCCCGTGCTTGTGCATCAGCTCGTGCGCCACCACGCCCAGCTCGTCGCCGGCCACGATGTGGTCGGAGATGATGAACACGGTCTTGGTGTTGGGATCGTAGAAGCCCTGGGCCTTGCCGCCACCCTCTGCACCCATGGCCACGGGGCCGATCAGCGGCTCCCAGTTGGCGCGGATGTCGTCCGAGGTCGTGACCACGATGCGGCCCAGGCTGTTGGGCAGCATGCCCATGCCGCCGACCAGCTGGTTCACGGCCTGGCGCACAGAAGCGTTCGTGGCCGGATAGACCGGCGGGCGCAGTTTGCGGATCTCCCGGGCCAGTTCCTCGGGCATGTTGCGGCTGAATTCCTGGGTGCCGCTGGAGCCGGAATTGCGACTCTCAACCGACTGCGCTAAACTGAGCACGTCCTCTGCAGAGCGGCCCGGGGTTACACCGCGGGGTTGCGCGAGGGTCGTTTTAGGGTCGGCATCGCCGGCTATCTCGACGGCCCACTCCCGCTGCAGGGGATTTTTTGCGTCTAGAGCCAGCCCATCCTCACGGGCTGCTGCCTCCAGCCAGCGCTGCCCTGACGAGCTCTCACTGAGGTCCACCGCCTCCAGCGTGTAGAGCGGATTCGACAATCCCTCCAGAGCCATTTCCTTGACGGTCAGCTTCACCAGCTTGGAGCGGCCATCCACATCCATGGGCGCGAAGAAACGGTGAATGGCCACGATGTTGGGGTCGCCACTTCGATCTGCCTTGCTCCATCCGTATGTAGCTGCGGCGAACAGACGATCAGCATTGGCCACGGCGCGGGCCTGGATCGAAGGTGATTCCGACTTGGAGACGGCCTTCCCGCTCAGCATCTTGTCCAAGTTCTTGCGCGAAACAACTGCCTGCAGGCCAGTCTGTGCATTGGTCAGCGGCTGGCCCTGAAACGCCTTGGCCGCCAGGCGCGCCTCGGCGAACGTGGTGGCACGGCGCATTGCCGGCGGCTGCGCTGCAGCGGACGCCGTTCCTTCGCTGTCCGGGCCAGGCCCACGGCTGAATTGCAGGCTGGCCTGCTGCTGGCCGGCACGCGCCGCATCAGCAGCATCCACCTCAGCCAGGATCTGCGCCAGCCTCTTGCCCTTGGGATCTATTCCCAGACCCCGGGCCACGCGGCCGGCAGGTAGCGCGCTGGATCGCCAGTTGGCCGGGCGGGCCGCTGCCCCCTGCGCTTGTCCTTGCGGGCCTGGCGCCGCGCCGCCTTGCGCGCCATTGTTGAAAGTCGTGGTGCTGGCATTCGTCAGACCTTCCTGCGCTGCAGCAGCACCAGCAGCCGGCGCGCCTGGCGCTCCAGTTGCTTGCGGAGGTTGCGCGCCAGCTTGCTGGGCTTGATCGGCTTGCGGGGCAAAGGTGGCTCCTGTGGTTTGGGTCAGGGGGCCAGGCCCAGCGGCTTCCAGGGCGCCGGGTCCGGTTGGGGAAATGGCTGCTGGGGCGGCCACGGCGGCAGCCTGTGCCTGGGCACCTTGGGCATTTGCGATCTCCTGAGCCTGCAGGGCGGCCTGCTGGGCTGCATCGAAGCCGGCATCCACGGCCATGGCAGCGCCGCGCGACAGCGGGCCGTCTGCGGGGTTGATGCCCATGCGCTCGGAAGGACGCTGCAGCGGACGCTGGGGGATCAGCGCCTCCATGGCGGCGTTGTCCGCGAAGGGGTCCACGGCTGGTGCACGGTCGGCCGGCAGCGGCGCCGGCTCGCCCACACCCCGGAAACCCATGTAGGCATCCACCATGCGGCGCACGCGCTGCGTCTCGGCGGTGTCCAGCGGCTGCTCTTTGATCCGGGCCAGGCCCTCGTTCAGGCCGCCCAGCACCTGGGCCGTGTTGGCAGCACCACCGTCCAGCAGGTTCTGCAGCCCAGACAGGACGCGGCCGGTGCGGACACGCGCATCCACGGCGGCGATACCGGCATCCTCGCTGGCCTGCTGGAACTGGCCTTGCAGCTGCACGCCCATGGCGTCTGCCGCCTGCAGCCCAGCACCAGGGGCTGGTGCACCAGCAGGATCAGCGCCCACGTTCTGGGCCAGCCACGCGTCTTCCATGGCATCGCGCACCGTGTCCACCGTCTGCTGGGTGGAGAACTGCGTGCCGTTGCGCACGGCGGCCTGGACTTCGGCCACGTAATCGGGGCTCTGCGCAGGCTGCTGGCCGTCGCCGTAGTTCTCCCACCAGCGGCGGGCCTGCTGCGCGGCAGGGTCGTTCACCTCGCGGATCGACTGGCCCATGATTTTGGCCCGCACCTCCTCCCGCTGGTCCTCGGGCAGGTTGGCCAGGTAGCTCTCCACCTCGCCCACGCGGCCGACGCTGCCGTCAGGGAAGGAGATCAGGCGCTCGGGTGTTTGGTTGCCCAGCAGCAGCGGCGCCTGCGTGGCAGCTTCCTCGGCGGGGGCCTGCTGCTCATCCTGCTGTGGCTGCTGGCCGCGCGAGTGCCCACCCGTCAGCAGCGACGTACCGGCACCCGTGACGCCTCCCAGGGCCGCGCCCATGCCGGCCGCAGCCGCCACGCCCTTCGAGGGATCGATGCTCGGGTCGAACGGCATGGCCGCCCGCTGGCCCTCGTACTGGGTGACGCCTTCCTCGACAGCTTCCTGCGCCGCCTCGCTGGCACCAGTCTTCAGGGCGCGCGCAGCAGCACCGCCAGCAAAGCCCTTGCCGCCGGCCAGCAGGCGCTCGGCACCGAAGGCACCGCCAGCACCGCCGATCACGGCCGGCAGCACGCTGGCACCGCGCGCCGCAGAAACAGCCTGGTCCTCCGTGGCGCCGCCCTGCTTCGCCAAGTCGTAGGCCGTGCCAGCAGCATCGCCACCAGCCATCGCAGCACCAGCAGCGACACCGCCCGCGCGGCCCGCCATCTCCACCGCCTTGCCACCAAGGCCAGCAGCGCGGCCGACCAGCCCCGCACCCTTCACCGCCAGGCCAGGACCAGCGAACGAGCCCGCAGCCTGCGCCGCAGCCAGCAGCGGGTTCTGCGCCACGTACTTGCCCACGGCCGCCAGCTCGCCGCCAACACCATCAGCGTCCTGCACCTCCTGCCGGAACTGCTGCTTCGAGGCCTTGACCACATCGCTCTGCGCAGCCTCGCCGGCCTGGATGATGTTCTTGTCGATCCAGCCCGAGACATCGTTGCCGGGCTTCACGAAGTTCGCAGCAGCCGAGACACCGCCGGCCGCCGCGTTCGCAGCCTCGATGGCCGTGTCGTTCAGGACGGCCAGGGGGTTGCGGGACTTGGGCTTCTCGCCATCCAGGGTGCCGTTGAAAGGCTTGAGTCCAGAAGGGTGTGCTTCAGGTGGATCAAGCTCGCCAGTGAAAGGTTTGAGGGTAGCCATGCCCCCAGTGTTCCCACGCAGGGGCTGGGGCGCGAACCCTGGGCGGGGGCGTGAAGCCCTACACGGGAAGCGACGGTCAAGGCCTACCTCAGCGCCTCAACCCATGAGATGGGCACCAGCCATTTCAAGCATCTCTCTGTCGATCGCCAAGCCAGAGGCCGATCCAATCACCACGCTTGTCATCCCGCACTTTGGACAGCACGCAGTGGCACCGTCATCCCACCATTGGGTGATCTGCTCAGGCGGATAGACTTCACCGCAGCCTATGCAGCCGCAAGCTTCACTGCACAGCACGACATCTTTGTGGTCTTCAGCGGCTCGTTGGTAGGAATAGGGATCAATGCCTGGATCCCAGCTGCGTCCGCTCTTGAGGGTGATGGTCATAGCACTTCGGATTCTGCGCGATCCGCCAACGCGTACTGCGCAGTGCACAGGCAACTTCACACGGGCCGCGTCCGCACCTCAGCCGTCCAGGCAGACTGCCCTCTGGGCTGCAACGAGCCCTGATCCGTTGCAGCGATGTGGAGGTATTCGCCCTCTCCCAACGCGCGAGCCTGCTGCGACAGCTGCTCGCGCACGTCATTGGATTCAGCGCGGAGCTTGCTGATCACCATCTTGTTCACCTTCAGCTCGCGACAACAGCGGCAGGAAAAGTGCATCCACTTTCCATAGTCTTCGAGGAAGGCAGTGCACTGGAGGTTGCATAGGGGGCACGGGGCTTGGATGGAGTCTGGCATGGCTGCACCCTGAAGAAATACTGAGCGAAAGAAACTCTGAACCTGTTGTACCGCACCTGTGCGGTCCAAAACGAAATGACGAGGTAGGGGTTGGCCTAAGAGCGGCGGGCATGCTGATTGCCGCCTGTACAGCCTCACAGCCTGGAAGAAGATACATATTGGTACAAGACCCGAAAGAACGGTAGCATGCGCTCACATTTAACCAATAGAAAGCGTAGTGACATGCGAGTATCAATAACTCCTGCCGTTGCCAATTCGGCAGAGGGTCCACATGGATGAGTGCAAGCCGGGCCAGGACAGCGACCAACAACCCCAGTGGTCGCCTACGGGAGCACTGGCCCTGCTTATTTTGGGAGCGCTTGCGATAGCTGCGGCGATTTGGCTCATGGCAAAGCAGCACCGCACCCTGCCTTGGCAACTGCGAGCCGCAGCCATTGCCGCACCGGCAACAGAAGCTTCGCCGCCAGCCGCAGCTGCCGAAATGCAATGCCCAAATCAGAACTGGACTGCAGGCCAACGCACGTGATGAGCTTCTGGCGCAGGGCTGGGTCCAGAAACGACGAAGCCCGCGCGAGACACCCCCAGGATGGTGCCGCCCGGGTCCTGAATAGAATGGCGGCAATCAGCGGCCTGGCGCCGCGACGACTGGAGGGGATCCTGGCCGCGTATCAACTGCAACCGAAAAAACTGAACGTCTGGGCTGCACTGGTCTATTTCCTGCTTTTCATGGACCAGAGGTACATCAAGGCAGCGACCCAAAATTCCATTGAGGTGAGCATTCGTTCAGCCGACTATAAGCTGAAGCACGATGCTGGAATCTACCCTTCAGACGAGGAAGTAGAGCACCTCAACACATTCAATGCTTTTCAGCTGAAAAAGATGCGCAAGGAGTTTTGGTCCGCAGCGGCATGGACTCTGCTGATCATCGCCTTTTCCATCGGAGTGCTCGCCCTATTGTCGAAGGCCCCATGTGCCGGACTCACGGCGCCCAAAGTAGTTTCCTCAATCGGAGGAGCGTTGGCGGCATGGGGGACTATGTTCCAGTTGATCCGTGCGGATGCCACATTCAAAGCTGCGCAGGCACACGAATTGATGCGCCCGCCCCTCTTCCTGCTCCTGTTCGTGCCAGGCTCTGTGCTGGCTATCGCCGGCACGCTGGCGTAGGCCGGTGCCCGTCCGGGCGTGGAGTGGTACGCTCTTGGCACTGCCGCATAAGCAGCTCAGAAAAAAGCGCATTCGCCGAGTGCGCTTCGTTTTTGTTCACTGCCGCATAGGCAGCTCAGAAATGTGCTCTACGACACGGCCGTGCATGCTGTCGGTTTGCTGCCGCATAGGCAGCTCAGAAACTCCTCCTTCGAGTGCTTAGCCCTGCACCCAAATTCACTGCCGTATAGGCAGCTCAGAAATGTGATCTGTCGGCAGAAGCAAAAGGCAGGTGGTTCACTGCCGTATAGGCAGCTCAGCAACTCTCCGCCAAGATGCAGGCCGCTTGAGCCCTCTTCACTGCCGCACAGGCAGCCAGGCCCGCCCAGCGGGCCTTTTTCTTGGGCGCAGCTCACACGGGCCGCGTCCGCACCTCAGCGCTCCAGGGCGTCTTGCCACCGTGCTGCTCGGCCTGCTGACGCTGCAGGTGCGCGGACAACCTGGAGACTCAGCGCTTGGCCTCGTCCTCCAGCGTGTATGCGTAGAACATGAGGTGCTCCAGCGCTACAGCGTGCGGGTCACGACCTTCCAAGGGCGATTCCCTGGCAGAGTCGTCCGGCAAGAAGACCAGAAGCACGTCGCCACAGGCTTCGTAGTCTGCGCTGAACTCAACGCCGTTGTGGGTGAAGACGCATTCGTGCATGCGGGGCATTGTCACAGGTGCGAGCTCGTGGCACCAGCGCCCAGAAACGACGAAGCCCGCACGGGGCGGGCTTGGTTGGAGTGCGGATTGCTACTTGGCAGGCTGTGTCGCAACAGTAGCAGGAGCCGCCGGCGGAGGCGGGTTCTTGGCCAGGTCGTACTGCATGAGGCCAATGATGATTGCAGCTCCGCCAACTACTACGGTACCGACCACAAACTGGAGCATGTTGATCGAGGACTTCAGCCCATCAACCTTGCCTTCCAGGCCTTCGACTTTTCCGCCAACGTTCGCAACAGCCACGCCAGTGGCTGACATTTCCTTGGTGACGTCCTTCAGCATGTGCGCGAAGTCAGCACGCAGACCCTGCATCTCGGTCAGCATCTGCCCTTGCATGGTGGCCATCTGCGTGTTGAGCTGGCCCATGGCTGCGACGGTCTCCTTGGATGACTCGGCGATGGACGCGCGGACCTCAGCGCGCACGCTATCGAGCTTGGCGTCGAGGAGTTCACGGGTCACGTCGGTCATAGGTCGATTGTGCGCTGTTTCGGGTTGAAGTGGTGCCTCAGACTTGGAGGCGGTCGTGTGGTTTTTCAATTCCCCAGAAGAAGTATTGCCTCGCACGCTTCCGCTAGGTTCAGCTATATTGCGGCTTTGGGCAGTGTGGCGTGGGTACACGCCTTCAATGTGACTTCCGCCCTCAAGCGCCATATCACTTGTTTTCCGGATGGCATCCTCACGCGAATACCCCTGGCGCATCACCATGGAGGCGGCATCTAATATGCGCTTTTCCGAATCAAGTGCACTCGAGCTGCCAGAAAATTTAGAGGCCATTTGCCGTCCACGAGCAAGATGTTTCTCTTGCCGACGTAGGCTCTCCTCCAAGGACCTAACTGTTTCTGCAAACAAGCCCGCCACGGTGAAATCTGTGTAAGCGACGTCTCCAGCAACAGTGTTTCCCCCACTGATGGTTCGTACCTGTTGGGCAGGTTCCCGCTCGGTGCTCTCCGATTCCGCGCGAATCCTTACAAGTGCCAATTTTGGTCGAGGCTGAGAACTCATAGCTTCAGACATTTTTTGAAGCGTCAGCGGCAGGCGCCCCTGCGCTGCGCCGTTCGATGTCAGTTACAGCTATGGTCAGCATGTTCAAGAGACTTCTTGCACATGACGGGTGGATTGAGAGCGTTGCCAAAGCTCTCCGAACATACCTAATGCCATCTTCCCCAGCTGGAGGAGCGAAGGGTTCAACTTGATTCTCAAAAACACTCAGTATCAGACGCTCATCATCCGGACCAGATCCGACGAGGCCGAGAGTCAAAGAGTCTACGCGCAAGTACTTGAAGTCATTGGCCAACTCGATCGGCTCAAGATCCACTTTTTGCAGCTCTATGTTTCCTGGCTCAACGTTATTCATACTTGGTGCTATCGAGGATTGATTGATACTAAACATTACACCATCACAAAACGCTCTCGTCCAATGCGCCGCACCCTCATGCTCCCCGGCCTCATCCTCTCCGCCCTACTCCTCGCCGGCACCGCCCTCACCTCCTGAGTTCTCCTGCGCGGTAGTACACCTCGCTCCCCATACATGCAGCCTACTGCTACATTGCCGCCAGGAGGTTCCACCTATGAGCACCCCCGACATCAGAGCGATGGAGGACATGCTGGACCATCTGCGAGCGAAGAAGGCGTTTGCAGAGGCGCAGCTGCAGGCATCCGAAGCCGAGGACCCCGACCTCAAGCTGGACTTGCGCCGCATCGAAGGCCGAATCGATGTGCTCAAGGAGATGCTGCGGGAAGCTCGTGAGTGAGCACGGAAGGCCCTGATGCGGGCCCTGCTACATTTCCGCTCAGGAGGCTCTTATGAGCGAGAACACATCCCCCGACGCATCCCCCGACGCATCCCCTGAATTGATCGAACGGTATCGCCAACGGGCGCGTGAACTGCGTGAAGACGCCATTCGTATCGAGGACGAACTGCGGGCCGTCGAAGAGAAGAAGGCCGAACTCCAGACAGCCCTCGCGCGAGTCCGTGGAGCGGTGCAGGTGCTGGAAGAAATCATTGACGAGAAGACCAGATGATCCTCCGCGCTCTCTTCCTCGCCGCCGGCCTCTGTATCGCAGGCCCTGCTCTGGCCGCCAACATGGCCACATGCCTGCTGGACAAGCTCCCGGGCACACAGAACGATGTCGCGGCCCAGGCCGTGTTCCAGGTCTGCAGCGCTGAGCACCAGGGCGGGATTCAGGCCGTGCCCCAGGGAGATGGCCGGGGCATGCTGGGGTTCAAGTCCGGGCCAGAGTGCACGGTGAAGAAGGCAGGCGACACGCGCAGCAACAGGGCGGCGGAGCTGATTGGGGTTGCGTGTCGGCGGCTGTATGACGAGCCCATGAAGCTGCGCCCTTTCAATGGCCCGCTGGATGGCGAGCCTGCGCCTACTCGCCAATAAACCGATTGCCTTTGGCATCCTCGTAGACGGGCTTGCCGCCTGACATTCCAACCTGGCGCGACATTCCTGGCGGCACCTGCCCGCCACCCTGCCCCGGCTGCTGCACAAACAGCCCGCTCTGCCGATTGAACACCGTGGATGGGGTGTTGTAGGCCCGCTGGGACACCGGATCGATCTGCTGCCCCCCAGGCACCACCAGATACGGATCGGCCTGCGGCGTGCCGCCCTCGATATCCCGCATGTACTGCACCAGGCTGCGGCGCTTGGTCGGATCTTGTTCTCCGGCCACCTGGTTGCGCGCGGCCTCCACAAGCCGGTTGGTGCGGTTGCTGTATCCCTGCGTCTCGCGGTCCATGTCCAGGCGCTGCTGGGTCAGACCGGCCTGCATGCCGGCGCGCTGGTTCTGTCCCTGCTGCTCCATGGCTGCGCGCACGAGGGTATTGCCCTGGCGCATGCCCTCTGCCTGCAGGCCTGGGGCGGCCTGCTGCAGCGCCTGGTCCGTGGCCAGCATGGCCTGGTACTTCTGCACATCCGGGCTGTTCTCCGCGCCACGGCCGCCGAAGCGCCGCGTGTTGGTGATGGAGCTGGCCGACACCTCGGCATTGCGCAGCGCGTTGCGCGAGGCCCAGTCGTTGCCGCTGTGGGCAATGGCGGCCTGCACCAGGGGGTTGCCCAGCGAGGTTGACAGGCCGGGGGCGATGCCCTGCATCTGCGACCCTGGCACAGCACCAGCAGGCATCGAGTTCATGGTGCCGCCAGGAGGTTTGCCGTTGATGGTGATGTCGCCGCTGATACCAGCGGGGCCGCTGTAGCTATTGCCATCGCGCGTGATGTTGGCCGGGCCAGGAGGTGCGGCTGGTCCAGGCATGGGCGCAGCTGCGGCGCCAGGGGAGCCCGGAGCGCCGGGTGCGCTCGCTTGCTGCTCCATCGCGGCGGCTACCAGCGGATTGGATTGGCGCGTGATCGGGCTGGCAGGTGCTGGGCTCTGGGCACCAGCAGCAGTCGCCAGCGCAGCGCCACCACCCACCACGGGCGCATAGGGCGCTGCGGCCTGGGCGGCCTGGCCCAGCCCCGACATGGCCGGCTGCGATGCACCGAAGGCCCGGGAGATGAGGCCGGTACCGCGCAACGCGGCGCCAGGGATACCGCCCGCACTGGGCAGCGCGGCCAGGTTGCGGCCGAAGTCGTTGTTCAGGGGATTGCTCTGGGAGCCGTCGGCAGCGGGCGCCTGCGGATTGCCGCCCACCGGGATCTGGTTGATCAGCGCGTCACGCCGCTGGGCTGCTTCGAGAAGGGGATTCGTGGCCATGAGTGTTCCTTGCGGAGTTGCTCATGGCAGTGTGCGGATATGCTGTCGGCGCGTCGAACCCCAGTGGGGGCATCACATCATCAGAGAATGGAATGACAATCTTCAACTCGGCACATCTTCAAGTTTTGCAGCCCTGGGCATCTGTAATTGCTGCTTTCATAGCTGCGTCAGTAGCCATCATTTTTGGTGCAGCCCAGGTTTGGATTGCATGGCAGCAATCCAAAACGACAAGAAATAAGCTAAAACTTGACCTATTCGACCGCCGCCTTGAAGTCTACAAAGCTGCATCTGAAGCAATAGCTACTGCCATACAAACCAACGACTTCACAGCCTCCGACGAGCGAGCATTTTTTCTGGGAATTCGAGGATCACGCTGGCTGCTTGATGCGGTTGCCGACGACTACTTGCGAAGCGACCTATTTCACGCTTTTGATAGGCTTGAAAAAATTCGCCTCAATAAGGGGAAAGTAAAAGCCGATGAGCATCAAAGGCTCGTGTCCGAAGCCACCGACGCTGTCAGGAAGGAGTTGGCCCGGCTGGACTCTATGTTCGAACGATTCCTCCGCATCGACCACTAGGCGAGCGAAAACTCATGCCAGCGGCCCCGGCACACCCACCTCCCGCGACCTCACCCACTCCTCATTGCGACCACTGGCCTTGCGCCCGAACTCCGCTTCGAACTTGGCCAGGGCCACGGCGGCCTTGGCATCGTTGTGCATGTCGGTGTCTTCGCGACCATAGGCCCGGTACAGCATCCAGTGCACCAGAGCGAAGTGCAGCTCCGGCCGGATCTCGGGCTTGTCCACGCAGGCGCGCATGGGCTTGAGCGGTAGCCGCTGCACGGTCAGACGCAGTTCACCGTCTGCTGCAGGCCTGGGCCACAGGTGCAGCTTGCCGGTGGTCATTCCGGCCACCAGGCGCTGCGGCACGTCCTGGCGCTCCTGGAACTGCCAGCCCGGGTGGTAGCAGTCCATCTCGTCCACAGAGATCTCGCAGACCTCCTGGCCGTTGATGAAGGCGCGCAGGATGCGCACCACCCTGCTGTCCAGGTCCACCGTCTCGGCGCCGGCCAGGAAGGCGATGCGGCAGATAGGTGAGACCGAATCGCGCAGCAGCTGGCCACGGCGGCAGGCCTCGACCTGGGCCTCGTTGGCGTAGATGGTCAGGAGGTCGTCCGAGCAGTACGGCTTCTGGTCATCCAGGTCGAAGCAGTCCTGACGGTACTGCTTGATCAGGTCGTCGAGGGTCATGGCGGGCCTTCAGGTCAGGAGGCGAGGATCGAGCGCAGCCAGGCCTGGCCCAGCCGGTTGTCGTCGCGGTTCACCTGGAACGGGTAGCGCAGGCTGTTGATGGGCTGCACCACGTTCATGCGCTCGCCCAGGCGGTCGTCCAACTCCTGGTCGTAGCCGGTCTCCTTGGCGCGGGCCAGACGCTCGACGAACTTGCGCTTGACCACGATGGGGCGGTTGCGGCGGAACATCTGGATGACGCCGTTCACCGAGACCTGCACGAACGGTGCCTCGTTGTCGCGGCCGCCGGACAGCACCGTGACCATCACGGGCTCGTTCATGAAGGCTTCCAGCTCAGCGTCCTTGAGCGTCACCGGGGTGTCGATGATCTCAGCCGAGAAGTCGGGCACGATGCCGAACTCCATGGGAGGCGTGGCGCCCAGGTACTCGTTGGTGGCGTCCGTTTCGTTCTTGCGGGGGGTGGTGGCCATGTTGATGTCCTTGCGGGGATGTGAGGTGGCCCGGGGCGGATACCCCAAGGCCACGGGGGTGCGTCAGGTGCGCGCTTCGTAGACGCAGGTCTTGGAAGCCAGGACGGCCGCCAGAGTGGCGTTCTGCGACACGCGGAAGCCGCGTTCATCGACCGTGATGCCGTTGGCAGCGTCCAGGGTGCGGACGCCATCGGCACCGGTCTTGAGGCACGAGCCAGCGGCCATGCCCTCGAACCACTCGATCTGCACGCGGTCGGTGACGTTGATCCAGCGGACTTGGCTGGGCTTGAAGCCGGTCTCGACGCGGGTGGTATCCCCTGCGACGATGGCGGTGGCGTCGTAGACCACCTTGCCCTGGGCGGAACTCTGGGAGTCCTGCTTGTCGGTCTTGGTGCGGGTTTGGCCCGCGGTGTTGTCGGCCATGATGGGTTCTCCGTGGGAGTTGAGGTTCAGAGTGGAGGGAGGGCCGAAGCCCTCCCCGGCCTTACAGCGCGGTCACCCCGGCTTCGGCCACCGCCATCCAGCCCTCGTTGAGCATGGTGCAGGCCATGTAGAACTTGGCGCCAACGTAGCCGCGCTGGCCCAGCGGATCGCTCTTGTCCTTCACCCCGGGCGGGATGTAGGTCGGGTCGATGGAGTCCGAACCACGCAGTGCCAGCTGGCCCCAGGCGTCTTCGCCGACCATGATGAACGGGTAGACGTCCACGTTGGTCGCGCCCGTCAGGCCGGTGCTGCCGATAGCTGCGCCTGCGCCGGCATAGGGCGCCAGTTCCGCACTGGTGATGAAGCGGAAGTTCTCGCAGGAACCGATTTCCTGGGCGTGCACAGGCTTGCGGTTGCCGTAGGCGCTGACGTGCACGAAGCCCTGCAGGTCACGGATATCGGCCTCGGCATCCGTGTGCACGAAGACCAGGTAGCTGGCTTCCACGGGCTTTGTGGCGATCATTGCCGAGGGCGACAGGATGCCTGTGATGCGCTTGGCGTGGTTGGCCTGCAGATTGCGGCTGATCTTGCGCAGCAGGTTCAGGCTGATCTTCGCGTTCACAGCAGCGCGGCTGGCACCGCCACCGGCATAGAACACGTTGGTACAAGCCTTGAGCACGCCGTAGCGGATCATCTCGCGGACCAGGGCAATGCGCTCGCCGCACTGCTTCTTCATCTCGGCGGGCACGTCGTCCTCGTACGTGTCCACCGTCTGGTCGGTGAGCTGGTAGAGGCAGCCGTATTGCTTGATGGTGACCTGGATGTCCTGTGGGACCAGCGTGTCTGCGCCAGGCGTGACGCCTTCGGTCAGCTCGTGGGCCACCGGGTCCGCCTTGGGCCGGTTGCGGGTGTTCCAGTCCGTGTTCGCCGCACCCCAAGGGAGGTAGCGGCGGTGCACGATGGTCTTGCCCTGGTTCTTGGGAAGCGCGCGCTGCTGGCCGGTGATGCCCAGCACTTCGCTCGCCACGGCGTGGGCGAGGATATCGCCCTTGATCTTGCCGATCCGCGGCGCCGGGTTGCCGCTTTCGTATTGAGCCATGATGTTCTCCTTCGGGCCTGGCTATCTCAGCGCTGGCCCATGGTGGCCTGGAAGGCGGCCAAAAATTCTTCCTCTTCAGTGGGCGCGGCCTGGGGGCGCGGCGCGTTGCCGCTGGGCGTGACGGCCGCCTTGAGCCGTGCCTGCCCCTTCGCGGCCTTGTCGGCGGCGGTGGCGCGGGCGGTGGCCCATGCGTCGTATTTACCCAGTACGGAGCCCATGCTGTCGGCCGTGACCGCGTCAGCAAACTCCTGCTGCACCTGCTCCCCTTGCGCGGTGAGCCACAGGTTGAACTCCTGCGAGCCCACCTTGTCGCGCCAGCCTGTGTGCATGCGGTCCATCACGGCCAGCTCCAGCGCCATGGGGTCGTGCCCGGCCTGGACCTGCGGCGCTTCGCCCGTGGCCACGGGTTGCTGCGCTTCGGCTGGTGGGGCTTCCTGGCGAGGTTGCTGGTTGTGGAGACCGATCAACGCCCGGGCGTACTCGGCAACGTCGGGATAGTCCTGCTCGAACTGCTTGAGTTGAGGTGGCAGCTCGGGCGTCACTGCGGGCGCCGGGGCTGCTGGGGCCGCAGGAGCTGGCTGTTGCGACTTGCGTAGCAGATCGCCAATGCTCCCGTGTGCTTTGTCCAACTGGCGTTTGAGCGTGTCCACCTCGGCAGCGTTGCCCAGCAGGCGGCGCAGCTCACTGCGCTTGAAGCCGGCGAACTCGACAGGATCGTCGTCCTCGGTCGTGGCCGGCTGCTGCTGGGCGGGCTGCCCTTCAGCACCGGCGGCGGCCGTGGCCTCCTCCTGCTGTTGCTCGCTGGCTTCTTGCGTCACCGCCTCCTTGCCGCCGTGCTCGGCCGCAGCACTTACCGGCGCTGCAGTGGATACGGGCGGCTCGGTGCCGGACGTCTCAGCGAAGGCGCGATGGAAATCGGCCTCCTCTTGAGCACGGGCCTCGGCCTGCTGTTGAGCCTGCTGTTCCTGCTGTTGTTGCTCGTCCATGCGTCATGCGCTCCTGTGTGTCGTGCCGAGGTCAGTAGCCGGGGCCACCGATGTCGGCGGTTTGTGCCGGGTCTGGTTTGTCCAGTGCCAGCAGTTCTTTCCAGGCCGCGATGCGCCCACGCAGTTCGGTGGTGCGCAGCGCGTCCATGGTTAGGCTGTCGTTCTTCTTGCGCAGCGTGTCGATCTGCGCGTTGGCATGGCGCTCAATGGCACGCCATGTCGGTGAGGTGAAGTCCAGGCCTGGGTTTGTCATGGCTGCAGTTTCCAGAGGAACGCCCTCTGGAGCGAACCCTGGCCGGGGGTCAGCCCCGCGCGCCGTCAGCGGCCGGCGTCTCGATGCCCTGGCGCACGCCCAGCAGCGGGCTGTCGGGGCGCAGCGGCGTCAGCGGGTCGGTGTTGTTGGGCACGGCGCCAGGGTCGGGCTGCTGCTGGGGCGTGATCCAGCCCGAGGGCTGCGGAACGATGGGCGCAGCATCCTGGTCGACATAGCCGCCCGAGCGCAGCAGCCCGTCGGCGACTGGCGCCGCGCCGGGGTTCAAGGCGAGGACTTGGGCGGCCTGGGTGCCGCTGTACAAGGTGTCCACGTTCACGCCCACGGTCTGTGCACGCGCCCTGCCCGCCTCTGCATCGGTCTTGCCGGCCTGAGCCTCCAGCAGCTTGGCCTTGGCCTGCAGCGTCGGGTCCTGGCCCTGCTGGGCGCGCTGAGCCTTCTGCTCGTCCGTGTACTGGAAGTTGGTGGGGTCCAGGCGCTGGCCCTTGCACAGCTCGGCCGCCAGCTTCGCCGGGTCCAGCTCGTAGACGGGATTGGCCGACACCTGCAGCAGCGTCATCAGGAACTGCTGCTGGGCGTCGCGCTCCACCAGAGCCGAGCTGGCGCGCACGTCGATCTGGAAGTCGCCCTTGATGCTCTCGTCGTCAGAGTAGGTCATCATCCAGTCGAAGTACCGCTGGATGTGGGGCCGCGTCATGTAGTCGTCGAACCGCTTGGCCAGGCGCCGCAGCACGCTGGTGGCGTTGTTGTTCTGCATCTGCATGCCGCCCAGGGTGTTGGGCGCATCGCCGCGGATGCCCTGCAGCATGGCCGGCATGCCCGTGGTGTCCTCGGCCATCTTCAGGGCGAACTGAATGGTGTTCATCAGCGTGACCTGGGCGCTGGGCACTGTGAAGGCGTTGAATGCTCCGCGCACATCCGAAACGTCCGCATTCGCTTCGGCACGCCAGATCTTCCCCGGCCGCAGACTCCAGACGCCATCTTCCGGTGTCACACCGTTCCCGATCACCACCTGAGGCGCTGCTGACAGGCCGTTGTTGTCCATCATGGCGCGGGCTGCACCATTGAGCATGCGCTGTGCCGTGCGGACCTGCCGGCTGATGCCGACACCCCAGGGCATGCCAGGGCGGCGCTGCCAGGCCAGCACGTCATAGGGGAACTCGCCATCGTCCTGGGGACTGAGCACGACCTTGACCAAGCGGTCGTTGATCATCACCGCCATGGTGGGCACGCGGTCCTCGTCGCCCTCTTCCATCTCCACCCCCAGGCGCGCCAGGTGCTCGCGTGCGCAGTGGCCGTAGAAGATCCACATCTCAAACTCGTTCTCGCCCGGCCGGTAGACGGCTTCCGTGCCCTCGCGGGTGCGGGCCGGGCCTTCGCGCAGCACGGCCAGCAGTTCGGCAGTCTCGTAGCTGGGGTCGGCCAGCATCTCCTTGATCTGGCGCGGGCCGATGTTCTCGCGCTCCCACGTGTAGCTGCCGTTGTGGATGTTCTCCCCGCAGGACGGGTCCGGGAAGAAGTTCCAGGCGTCAATGCGCTTGGAGCCGGGTTTGATCTCATCGAACTTGACGAACTGAGTGGTCTGCGTCACGGGATCCTTGATGGCCATCCGGCTGGTGCGCATCACGGGATAGGGTCCCTTGAAGACACCGGAGCCGATTCGCGCCGAGTCCTCGATCAGCTGCCGCATTTCCCCGTGCCAGTTGCTCTCGACCAGCGAATCCTCGATCGCGCGCTGCATACCCTTGGCGGCTTCGGCTGCATTGCGGATCTGCTCCTGGACGAATTCCTCCACGGTCTTCTGCTTGTAGATCCCGCCCATGGCGTCCATCAGCCGCTGGCGCAATGCTGGGCTGAGCGTCGGCAAAGGCGTGGCCTTGATCTCCCAGGCCCGATCATCCGTGGGCAGCAGCATGTCCGCCACGCGGGCGCTGGCCGCATCCGTGTAGGGGCGCGTGATGTTAAGGAACACCACCGACCGGGCCGGGCCCTGCTGCCTGGTCTGCCCACCGATGACGGCCGCCTTCCTGCTGCGGTACAGCTGGTTGGCGTTCTGGAAATTGCGGTTGGCGTCGTCGATGCCCTGGTAGTGCTCCTCGTCCTCGGTCCACTCCTCCTCGATGCCCGAGCCGGCACGGCCGGCAATGGCCTCGCGGCGCTTGGACAGGAGCGTCAGGACGAACTCGGCGCGCAGGTCGCGCTGGGGCTCGCCGCTGTCGTCGTGCTGCTGGGCCAGCAGGCCCCCATGGTTGGTGGTGGCTTGCATGTCAGTACCCTATCTCGTTGTCCAGTGGCTGCCAGCCGCCGCCCCGAGGAGCGACGGGCCGCTGCTGCTGTGAGCGCAGCATGTGCTCGGCCGATTGAGCGATGTAGCGGAAGTTGTCGGCGCCGTGGCTGTACTGGTCGTGCAGCGGTCCCATGGCCTCGCCGGTCTTGGTGCTGACGTGGCGCTGATACCGCTTCAGGCATTCCAGCAGGCGCGCCGTCTTGGCGGCGTCGAAGTAGCAGCGCGGGAACAGCATGCGGGCGGCCTTGATGCCCTCTTCCACATCCAGCGGGGCCAAGCACAAGACCTGCCGGCGCCCCAGCTCGCGCAGCAGCATCTCTGCGTTCTTGCCGGTCTGCGGGTTCTTGGTCTTGCCGTCGTGCGGCAGGTAGTCGATGCCCCAGCGATACGGGCGCTTCTCCAGTTGGGTCACATACCAGTCATAGGTGTGGTGGCTGTCTTCCAGGTAGTCGATGACGCGCACGTCCTGCGGGCCGACCTGGACCATGGTGATGGTCATGGCGTCGTTCCAGCCCAGGTCCCAGACCGTGTGCACGGGCAGGCGCGGGTCGTAGGGGACGCGGCAGGCCCGGCCGTCGGCATAAAGGTGCTCCACCTCGTGGCGGTAGATGGCGCCGGCGGCCACCTTGCGGGCCTTACCCTCCCAGATGTGCTCGTAGTCGTCCTTGAGCATGGAGCGCTTAGCCTTCTGGCGCTCGTCCTCCAGCACGACTGGAAACCAGGGGTTGTCGCGCCAGTTGATCTGGCAGACCCACGTGTCCGGGCTGGGCGTGGCGATGAACCGCTGGTAGGTCTCGTCCGTCTCCATGTCCGGGTTCAGGGTCAGCCAGATCTCGGAGCCTTCCTTGCGGATGGTCGGGATCAGCACGTCCCAGGACTTCTTGCTGACGCCGTGGGCCTCTTCCACCCAGACGATGTCCACGCCCTCGAAGGACTTGATGGTGTCCACCGTGTGGGACTGCAGGCCCGAGAACAGGAACAGCGAGCCGTTGATGCCCCGGATCTCGGAGTCCAGCACCTCGAAGAAGGCTTCCAGGCCCAGGCGCGAGATGGTGTCCTTCAGCAGGCGATGCACCGAGTCCTTCATGGACCGCTGGATCTCGCGGGCGCACAGCACGCGCAGCGGCCGGTCGGCGGCCATGGCCAGGAGGACAGCAGCGACAGCCCAGGACTTGCCGCCGCCACGGCCACCGTGCATGACCTTGTAGCGCCTGGGCGAGAACAGGGGCTGCAGCTTCTCGGCCAGCTGCAGCTTGGTGAATGGGAGCTCGGCAGGCGCGTTCATGCGTCGTCGTCCTCCCGCGCAGCAGGCCGCACGAACTCGACAGCGATGCGGGCTACGCCGCCCTCCCCTGGCCCTGTGCCCACGGGATCGACCTTGTCCATGCCGAAGGCGGTTCGCTCCATGTCCACAACGATGCGCAGGCTCTCGGCCAGCACCTTCAGGGTCTTGGAGCGCTCAGGCAGGCTGATGACGGCCTCCAGCAGCTCGCCGTAGCGGTCGCGCCCGGGCTTTTCGCCAGGCGTCACCACGGCCGCAGCCAGCTCCTGCAGCTTGGCCAGCGTGGCCGGGTCGGTCTGCTGCTCCAACTCGTCCATGAGCCTGTTGGTGAGCTCGCGAACACGGCGCGCGTCCTTGCGATGGCCCAGCCGAACGTCAGCCACAGCCTGGGCATTGCCGTCGATGACAGCCCGTTCCCGGACTTTGGTATCCGCGGATACCTGGCTGGATACCGCCGCCCTGGATACCAGCGCATCAGCCTTGGCCTGGATCTTCTGGGACAGGTCGCGCTCCCAGCCATCCCGCTTGGCGCGCTTGTTGATGGCGCCGTGGGTGATGCCGTTCTCGTCGGCGATCTGGCGAAGTGTCTTGATGCCGGCCCGGTAGTCCAGCTCTATGCGCTCCCAGTCAGGGGAGCGGGGGCCGGGGGCTGCGCCCCCTGCGCTGGGGGCTTGGTCGGGATGCGGTGAAGATGCCATGCCCGGAGTTTCCCGGGCGCGTGTCTTTTAGGCGAACCCTAGCCGGGGGACTTTGGAGTCGGTATTTTCTCTGTCAGCTTAGTAACGACTTCTATCAATCCAAAACTCGCGCTATCACAGCCGTGTTGTGTATCGGCAGGGGTAAATAACTTCTGCGCCAACTGCCCCTTAATAGTATTCTTAGACTCTTCAGGCATTGCAGCAAGATAGGGCGTTATTGCATTTAGATCCATTGCCTTGCGTAGATAGGAGTGCTCTTGGGAACGATGAAGCGCAGATTGCTTGGCCGTGTATGCTGCAATAAATGTAAAAAAAGCTGCCACGGCCAAACGAACCAAGACATGTTGAGTCGTCCGAAGATCAAATTCCAATATCACAAACAACAAAACCGAGAAAAATCCAATACCACACATAGTAATTAAAGAAACTCGTCGATAAAAATCCGCAGCCTTCTTTTCTATGGTTGCATTTTTCATATACTCCATCGTCAATCCACTGGAAGCCATCTCAGAGATCAAAGCATTTAAATGCTCCGACGATGCAAGGACACCTGCTCTGTATTGTTCTATTTTCTCTAATGCTTCATCATTTTTATTTGATGCATTTTTCTCTAGCCTTTTCATTAAAGCGTCGAGACTTTTATCTGCATTATTGCTATATTCTTCGTATTTAGCTCTCCAGCCAGCGGCTTTCGACTCCAGCTCATCGATACGACTTAAAAGATTTCTTATTTTACCATCTGCAACAATCGGAAAATTAATTGCCCCCAAGAATGACTCACAAAATTCTCTGAGTTGCTTCGCAGATTCAAATAGGCCACTTTTTTCAATATCAGCATTCAATTTATTACTTTTGGAAAACAGCCTTTCAATTCCAGAACAAAAATTCATTGTATTGTGGACTAATTCTTTCTCCAAAATCCCCCTTGCATCAGAACTATTCCGCTCATGATCTTTCGATAGAGATTTTTTTAGATTCAGACCATAATTAACATTCTCATGAAAATCACCAGGCAACCCCCTCAATTTGTCGAGTATTATATCAATTTGACGATGTAAAAATTCCTTTTCAGTATCACTTAGAAATTTATCGTTTGACATTTATCAACCTCTCTTTTTTACGAAAGCATAGCTCCAATACCTCATTGTAAAGAATGAAGCCAAACTGCGCAGCCAAATGATCGCAATGGATGCGACAGCTAGTCCCCTGTTAATTGATCGTACCTGTAGGGACTGTTGAATTTCGTGTCGACTGGATCATTGCACCAGCCAGCAGGTCCATCTGCGGGCTGGGCTCCACCCGGCGCCCCTCCAGCGCCTTGAGCTTGCCTTCCAGCTCCTTGATGCGCGCGGCCATCTCGCGGCGGGTGGCGGCCTGCTGGAGCTGCAGTTCCTGTGCCAGCAGGCCGACGTCGTGCTGCAGCTGAAGGTTGCTGTGCTGCATGGCGTTGCCCTGGGTGCGGAGGGCGATGATGCGCAACTCGCGGGGCCAGATCCGCAACTGCTGGTCGCCAACCTCGATCAGCGTCATGCCGTCATCGAGGTCTGCGAAGTAGACCGGACGCGGCGCCCCGGGACCCTTGACCAGCTCGTACACACCATCGGTGGTCCGCCGCAGGATGCCCTCGACATCGATCATCCGGGAGACGTGGTCGTCGATGATGTGATAGCTCTTGCCGGTCAGGTCCATGAGCCGCTGTCGTGTGATGTTCTGGCCGAGATGCGCCATCTCCAGGATGTGATCCCAGATGATTTCGCGTGTGGTGCGTTCGTCGTGCTGTGGCGTGGTGGTGGTCATGGCGTTCTCCCGGTAAACTGTTGCTTGCTCAGGACATCAGTCCGGGATCGCCCGCCTCGCGCGGGCTTTCCTTTATCCGGGCCGGATCTGCCGGAACTTCAGCATCTCCTTCATCGACCAGTGCGCGGCCTCCACGGCGATGCCGTTGCGGTCGATCTCCAGCAACTGGTCGAACACCTGGGTAGCTTGCAGCGCGATTTCCAGCTCTGGCTGCGTCAGCTGCACCTTCCCCCAGCGTGCCCAGCGGGCGCACACCGGTTCGTACAGTTCCAGCTGCGCATTGACGGTCTGGGCGGCCTCCTCGGTCAGCGGCTCGCCGTCCTGCTGGAGCAGCCACATCATTCGGCTGTAGGTCGTGCCGGTCTCGATCCAGTCGAGTAGGTGCGCATAGGTGGCGCCTCCCTGGGCGATAGTCTGCAGCAGGTCGTGGTGCACGAGTTTGGCTTCGACCTTCGTGGACTCGGCCAGCTTGGGTCGCCAGAACTTCGGCAGTGGGGCCGGCGCGCGGTGTTGGTGATGGCGCTTCATGGCCGGTCGTCCCACGGTTTGAACACCACGCCGGCCTCGGTGCCGAAGGCATAGAGCCATTCGACGAAGCCCTTGGCCAGCTTGTTCGAGAACTTCTTCGTGGGCACGCCCAGCATCACGACCTCACCGCGCAGGCCACGGCCCATCCGCATCTCGCCCAGGCGTACCCACTCGTCGCGAAACTGCACATCGTCCAGCGTGTCCACGCGGAAGGCGCTGATCAGGATGCGCTTGGCGTCCTCCACGTTGGCGAGGTCGCCACCCAGCTGCTGGCTGATTTGGCGGATCTGGCTGTGGAAGTGGCGGCTGTGGCGCTCCTCCCTGCACTCGGGCCGGATCTCCAGCACCAGGCGCTTTCCCTCGCGCAGCCAGCCTTTGATCTGCCGCCAGGCGCTGAGGATGGCGATATGCCCCTGCTCGGGCGTCTTGAGCAGGACGGTGAGGTGTTCGCTCATGCCAGCGCTCCCAGCAGGTCACCCTGCTCCGGCACGGGCGCGGTGGCCACGGCCAGCGATGTGATGGTCACGACCAGCTTGCCGCCCTCCACGGGCTCGCCACGCTGGGCGTTGATGCTGCGCACCCAGCGGTCGTCCTCGATGGCCACGCCCTTGAGCGCGTCCAGCAGCACCTTCTGGGCGTTGTCCAGGTCGATGCACTGCACGGTGTCGTCCCATGCCATGGGGTCGCGCTTCGCGCGGCGCGCCCAGTCCTGGGGCCGGTGCGGGTGCAGGGTGTAGGCGATGGCCACGCGGCCGGCGATGGGGCTGCGCACGCCCGCGGCCCTGGCCAGCCAGCCCACCTTTTCCTTGAATTCCTTCGCCTCGGTCGAAACGTAGGTCATGGCCATGCTGGCCGAGCCCTTGCGGATCACGCGGGTCTGCCAGTAGCGGTTCGCGCTGATGGGGTACGGGAGAGTGAGGGTGATCATGGATGGGGCTTTCACTCGAAGTCGGCCGAACGGCCAGGGGTGGTGCTCGGCTTCTCGCCGTTCCAGTTCTCGAAGCGGACCAGGTGGCCCGTGTACTTGAGGTTCAGATCGCCCGTTGCGCCGCCGCGCTGCTTGGCCACACGCAGGCAGGCGTAGTACCGCCAGGCGTCGCCCAGGCTGGGCTTCAGGTGGATGGGGCGGTGCGGAAAAATGATGATGTCGGCGTCCTGCTCGACGTCGCCACACTCGCGCAGGTCGGACATCATTGGCATCTGGTCCACGCGCTTTTCGACCTCGCGGTTCAGCTGGACCAGCAGCAGCACGGTGATGCCCAGCTCCTTGGCCAGCTTCTTCAGGTTGCGAGAGATCTCCCCGAGTTGCGCCGTCCGGTTGTCCTTCGGGTTCGTGGGCTCCATCAGGCCCAGGTAGTCCACGATCAGCAGCCGCAGGCCGTGCCTGCGCTTCAGGGCGCGGGCCTTGGTGCGCAGCGTGTTGATGTTCAAGCCGGTGCGATCGTTGACGTAGAACGGCAGCTTTCGAATACGCTCGGCCGCAGCGGTCACAGCATGGAAGTCGTTGTCCAGCATGCGCCCCTTGGGCCTGCGGATCAGGCTCAGGGAGACCTCGGACTCCATTGCGACCTGGCGCTCGTACAGCGATGCCCGCGACATTTCCAGCGAGAACATGGCCACGGTCTGCCCCAGCTTGGCTGCGTGCATGCCGATGGTGGCCGCCAGCGCAGTCTTGCCCATCGATGGCCGCGCGCCGATCACGACGTAGTCGCCAGGCCGTGTCCCGCCATCGAGGATGTGGTCCAGATCGCGGAGGCCCGTTGGGAGGAACGGCTCCTCGATGCCGACACAGCGCTCGTCCAGCTCGCTCAGGAACTCGACCATGCCGGCGTCGGAGCTGACCCACTCGTCTCCTGGGCCGTCCTGCACCAGGCCTGCCAGCTGCGCCGACACCTGCTCGATCCGGTCACCGATGGGCACAGCATGGTCGCGCGCCAGCTCGCGGGCCTTGTCCACCACGCCCAGCAGTTGGCGGCTCAGCGCACGCTCCCGGACGATTTCGGCGTAGCGTCGGGCCGAGGAGCCCGAGACGGAGCCGGCCTCCGTCAGGTCGTGCAGGTACTTCAGCTCCACCGCGCAGCGCAGCTGCTCGTGCACGGTCAGCGGGTCCACAGCCTTGGCGGCCACGGCCAGCGCGGAGATGGCGCCGTAGATCGCGCCGTGGGTCTCGTCGGCGAAGTCCGCAGGCTGCAGGATGTCGCCCACCACGTCGTACAGGGCGCTGCTCAGCAGCAGGGAGCCCAGGACAGCGTGCTCAGCCTCGTAGCTGGCCAGCGGCACCGCGACGGCGCCGTCGAAATCTTCGTCCAGGGGGGGCATGGAGCGGGCGTTCATGCTGTGGTCCTCGTTTTTTCGATGACGTGCTTCATGCCCTTTTCGCTGAGCAGGAAGTCGAGATCGCACTGCCAGCTGGCGTGCTCTCCGCTGCGGTAGCCGCGGCCCATAAGGAAGTCGTTGTCGCGGGCACGGCCGAAGTACTCGCGGAACCAGGTCACAGCCTGCTCAGCGGTCTCCGCGCGGGGCGTGTTGTCGGATTTCTTGCTTGTCAGGACGAACTTCCAGAGCTTGCCCACGGCCTTGCGGCGGCCATCGTTGAGCAGGCGAACCTTCGGCAGTTCGGGCAGGACTTCGTGGTAGAGGTCAACCAGGTCCTGAACCGGGCAGTTCGGCAGTCCAGGCTTGCCAGGTGCGGTTTCGCCGGGCTGGTCGTCGGCGCTGCCGACAGAGCCGTTAGGCTCTTTCTTTTCCTGTTCCTGTTCCTGTTCCTGTTCCTGTTCCTGTTCCTGATTAGGCATAGCCTTCGGGGAAGCCTTTCCGAAAGTCTCATCGAAAGCCTTCCCGAAAGCCTCTCCGAGCGCATGAACACTGGCTCTCAGGTGCTCCAGGGCCTCGCGCTTCAGGTCGCATTCGGGGATCAGGTCGAATTCAGCAGCCCAGCTCTTGACCACGTTGGGGGACTCGGGCCGGTTGTGCTTGATGGCGTTCGGAACCCACATGACGCGGGCTTTGAAGTCGGCTTTCACCATCCCTTGTTGGAAGACTTCCCGGAAGGCTTTGTCAAAGGCTTCCAGATCCCAATCCAGTTCCTCGGCCATAGCAGCACGGCCAGCGCGGAACAAACCGGGAATGGGGCCTGTGTGGGGGCCGGTGATCAGAAAGAGCCACAGGCCCTGCCCGCAGGGCGGCATCGCTGACAGGCGGCGGAATTTCTCGTCGCCCCAGGTGCGCACCTCGACCTTGCGGTAGCGACTTGGCGCGCGGGCGGCTTTGGGGATATCGGTATCGATCACTGCGCGCGCCCTTCATAGGCGGCAGCGAAGGCCTGGCCAGCGGGTGTCGTGGCTGGCCAAGGGCATGCCTGTTCCAGGGGCTGGCCAGCAGCGCGCGCGGCAGCCGCCAGGGCCTTGATGCGGTCGAGGCTGACGACTTCAGACATTGCCGCCCTCCTCGCCCCGGGGAGCCGATGCCGCGCTGAATGGATTGCTGGGCACGCGGGCCATCGTGATACTGGACCTATGCCATTGCTCAACAGCCCAGCAGTTCAGGATCTGACGAATCACCGCGCCGCGGCTGGCGTCGGGGTCCACGCTCTCGTTCAGGTTGCGAACGTAGGCCTCGATCACGTCCAGCGTGAACGTGCGCACCGAAGCCCGCACCTCGACATAGTCGCTCTCGACGTCCCGGCCCGGGCGCAGGCGGACCTGCACGACTTCGAAGGGGTTCTCGGGCACCAGGCCCACCTTCATCTTCGATTCGTTCCAGCAGCGGTTGGCCCAGTCGTCCAGGACCTCGGTGATGATCTGGTTGCGGCTGGTGCGCGGGTCGGCATAGCGCAGGCGGCTGTGCAGTTCGGCCTCCAGCATGTTGGCCGTGAAGCTGTGCAGGTTCACGCGCATGTGCGTGAAGTCCAGCTCTGGATTACGGCTGCGCGCGTACTGCGGCATGGGGTAGTTCTGGTTCATGTCTTTGTCCTGGCTGTGGTGGTCGTGGAGGACGAGGCCCTGGACGACGAATGGGACGTCAGCCGCAGGGAGCTGGATGCGTTGCTGTATGGGCTGGCGCAGCGGCGGGCCGGCAGCGAAGGGGTGCCCGCCACCTCTCGGGGCAGAATGGAAGTTCTTACACAACCATTCCCGAGAGGGGCGGACATGAACATTCCAGAGTTACTGGTTGCCGCGAAAGGCGCATACGAGCTTGTGGCCGTGGGCATCGCAGCACGCGACGATGCGAAGGTCAGCGAAGCAATGTCGGAGCTTCGGCAGAAGCTGTGGGATGCCTCAGCCATGGGCTTTTCCCAGATGGAGAAGCTGCACGGCCTCGAATTCGAGGCGCAGGCACTCCGAATGAAGTTGGCCAATGCGGAAAGAGGTCTTGAAGACCTGAAACGCCAGATCGCTGATGACGCCAAGTACGACTTGGCCGAAATACCAATTGGCAAATGGGTGCAGGTTCGTATAGAGGACGCGGAGAAGCCGGTGGAGCGCCGCCCCAACTTTTGTAGCTCGTGCCACAGCGCGGGCCGCAAAACGCCACTTCAGTACAAGGAGGCGACGGTAAGTGAGCCGAGCCGCCTCTACTGCCCTGTGGAGAGCAAGCACTCGATTTACTTTGGAGAACGGCTTCCGCAGGCCTCGACTCAGCCACTTCTCTACTGAAGCGCAGGCCGTTAGCATCTGGCGCCACGCGTCATGCATGGCCCGCCTCCTGAGTGCCTGGCTGGGGGGCGGGTACTGGCAGGGGCTCTCGCCCGTAGACCTGATCAAGGCTCACCACAAGCCCGCGACCAAGGGAGAAATCAATCAGCCGAAGCGCGACATGCACGGGCATGGACTGCTGCCCGGATTCGTAGTTGGCGATGTTTCCTTGGCTGCATTCGATGCCAACGCCAAGCTCTTTTTGGGTCACCCCCAGGAGCGACCGGATGGGTTTGAGTGTCTGCATGACGCTCATTATCAGCGCCGCTGGTTTGACAGTCAACCAGCGGCGCTGATCGATCAAAACCAGCGCGCCTGATACTTGAGCCATGAGTAGCAAGAAAGCCATAGTCACGGACGAGCACCGCGAAGAGGCGCGGGCCCTGCGTGAAATCTGGAACAGGGTCAAGCCCAGAAACCAGAAGGAGTTCGGCGCAGAGTTCGGGATCGGCGGGCAGACCGCCGTCAGCAACTTCCTGAGCGGCACATCGGCCCTCAGCCTGAAAGCGGCGGCGGGCTTCGCTGCTGGCTTGGGCTGCCGCATCGAGGACTTCAGCCCCCGTCTGGCAGCCCCCGCAGCACAGATCGCCGAGCTGACGCCTCCCCCACCGCCATCAAGCGACGAATACACGTCAGTTCGATATGCAAACGTGCGCTTCGCAAATGGTTCGGGCAAGGTGGCCTACGTCGCTGCCGACAAGCCCGCCCTGGTGTTCCGCACCGACTTCCTGAAGAGAGCGGGTGTCTCCCAGGCAAATGCCGTCGTGGTGGATGCCAAGGGACACAGCAACGAGCCGAAGATTCCCGACGGCTCTATCGTCTTGGTGGACCGAGGAGACAAAGAGCGTCTGAACGGAGACTTCTACGCGTTCCGTGCTGACGGCGAATTGCTAATCAAGCGCCTACAGAACGTTCCCGGGGCAGGCGTCCTTGCGATTGCTGAAAACCCGAGCTTCAAACCCAAGCAGGTCATGTACCAAGAAGGCGATGATTTCGAGGTAATTGGGCGGGCTGTCTGGGCCGGCATCATGCTCTGAACCTACCGCCCCACTCGTTCCACTCCAGCTCAAAAGACCCGCACCTCGCGGGTTTTTTTCGTCCATTCGCAAGAACTACCAGCGCACAGGAAATAAAAATCAGCGGCGCTGGTTGACACACATACCAGCGCCGCTGATAATAAATCCCAGCAGCCCACACAGCGCATCAGCGCCAGGGCTGTTGGGCACCACGGCATCGACCGGCGCGCTCTGGCTCTTGCAGCAAGCACGGCTGGGTAAAGACAGGGCACCGCGGGCATGGCGCGGATGGATTCCTAAACCTGCCGGTGCGAAGGCTAGTAGCGCTCTGCCCCTGGATGGGATCAGGCATCGCGAACGAGATATGGCGCCGCATGTATGCCGGACTTGAGCCGGCAGCAGGCGAGCTACCGCTGCACTGCGAACCGCCTCCTGGGTCAAGAAAACGGGAGTGAGGCATGAACTGGGATGCCAAGAAAAGAAAAGCCCAGATCAACGCCCTCCCCGAGCGCATCGGGGCGAAACAAAAGAGGCTTCTCGATGCGGGAGGCCTTTTCTGTTTCCGCCACCACCACAGGAGAGACCACCGTGACCGTTTCAGCTCCCACAGGCCTGCGCCAAGCACAGGCCGCCCAATCCGCCCTCGCTACAGCAGGCATTGGAGCGCTCTATGAGGGCACCCAGGCAGCCGCCATTCCAGTCAGTCAGGTCGAAGCCGCGCTCAGCCGGATCGATGCAGGCATGGAGGACTTGCAGAACACTATCAGGCGCATTTCCGGCCGGTTGGAGCCTGTGCTGTCGGCGGCCGGCGTCTCTGCCGAGGGCAGTGCGCACGAAGCCGAGCCTGCATCCCCCACTCCTCTGGTGCGCCGACTCAATGACCTGGCCACCGAGTTGCGCGAGGACTGCGCGGCCCTGCAGGACCTGGAGCGGCGCCTGGCGCTGTGATAGGGATGGCCAGGACCACCACCGCGCCCACCGGGCAGATTGCCCCGCTCGGCCTGCGCATGCTGCCGAAGATGCGGGAGCGAATTGAACAGGCGGCGCGGGAAAGCGGCCGCAGCCTCAACGCCGAGATCGTCCACCGCCTGGCCCAGACCCTGGGCGAGGACTTCGCCGCAGAGCAGCCGGAGGCGCAGCCGGTGCTGGCCGAGATGGCCGGCTACCTGCGAGAGCTGCGCGACATGGCGCGGGCGCAGGCTGAGCAATCCCGACAGAGCGCATTGACAGCGCTCGATTGATACACCCCTCGGCCACGCGCCGAGGCCCATCACGCAGGCGCCCTGCCCCCAGGACGCCGCCGCGATGGAGCTGGAGCCATTTGGCAAATCAACCTAGGAGTGGGTTCTGACCCGGCTCCATCGACCTTCACCACCCTTTTCCAGCCGGGCCCTGGGGGACTATCTCCTCCCTCCCCTTCCAACTCCCCAGGCGTGCCAGCAATGGCGCCGGCTTTTTCCATTGGCCCGCAGCTTCACCGCTCCGGGCCTTTTTCGTTTCTGGCCTGCGGGCCGCAAGGAGGTCGCATGGACGACAAGGAATTGCAGATGCTGGCGGCCAAGGCGGCTGGCGTCGAGTTGCACGGCGAATTCTGCGAGGCGCTGGGATTCCCAGCGCGCCAGGAGCAACGCGGCTGGTGGTACCCGCTGGCCGACGATGGCGATTCGCTGCGGCTCGCCGTGAAGCTGCAGATGTTCATCTACAACGACCACATCATGTCGGGCCAGGTGTTCGTGCGTGTGGGTGAGGAAACATTCGATTCAGTGTTCACTGGCTCCGATGACGGCAAGCCGGTGGAGACCGAAGGGGTGATTCCCAGCGACTACGCCAACACACGGCGCGCCATCGTGCAAGCCGCCGCAGAGATCGGAAGGGCCATGCCATGAACGCCCGCCCCCAATGCCTCGATGCCCTGGCTGTGGACGCCCACGTGCAGCGCCAGGGCGACGACGAGGCTGCCAGCGACTACTGGTCTGTCCAGGCTGATCGCGAGATCCGCGCCGGCCTGCGTCTCAAGAAGCCCGCCGACTGGTTTGAGACCCGCATATCCGGCCCGCACGGCGGCTGGTCGCCCGACGAGCTGCTGCTGCACGCCCTGGACTGCGACAACGAGCCCGTGCGCGCCGTGTTCTCGCGGCTGATGGTCGGCCAAGCCAGCGCCGCCGAGCTGCACACCGCTCTGGTGGACTTCGCGCTCGAGCACTGCAGCGAGGGCGTGGCCGCCGCGCTGGAACAGGAGGCCCGCAATGCAGGTTGACCCCGCCCGCGCCGCGGCGAACCCGGCCATTGCCGAGTACCTGATCGGCGAGCAGCAGGCCGAAATATCCCGGCTGCTTGCTCTGGTGGCCAGCCTCACCCCCGCCGCGCCGCTGGCCCCCGAAGCCCTGCGCGCCGCGCTCGCCCAACAACCCCAGGCGCTGGAGTTCAGCGCTGACGCTATCTGAGGACGCCATGGCCCACAGCCTGAAGGCATTCAAGGACCGGATCAGCCGGTTCTCCCTATGGCTTGCTGAGCGCGGCGCGCAGGTGCAGGCCACCACGAACGAGTGGGAGCTGATCCGCTTCAAGTCGAACAGCAAGACCAGCATCGTCTATAGGACTGCCGCTGGCGCCCTGACGTTTACTGGAGAAGCTGAAGCGGCCTGGAAAAGCCACCTGTCCGCAGGCAGCTGGCGCGGATGCGATTCCACGAAGCGCAGCAAGAAGACGACCACCGAGGTCCGCTCTCTGCTGGCACGCGATGGCGATTGCTGTTTCCTCTGCGGCCAGCCGCTGGGCGACGACATCACCGTGGAGCATCTGGTCGCTGTCGCGCACGGTGGGCCCAACCACCTGTCGAACAAGGCGCTAATGCACCGCGCATGCAATGTGCGAGTGAATCACCTGTCTGTAGCGGAGAAGGTTCGCATGCGCGATGCGGAGAGAAGCAAAGCACAACCCCAGGCGCTCCAGCACTGCGCCGATGCAATCTGAGGAGAGGTGATGACTGAAGAACAGATGAAAGAAATCATTTCGCACGAGACGGGTTTCGAGTGGCTGCCTGGGGAGTTGATGCCCATGAGCGGTGACGAACTGCTCCGCATTGCCATCGCGATCGCCGCGCTGGCTGCAAAGGAGTGCCCATGAAAGAACGACCGATCCTGTTTTCGGCAAGTATGGTTCGCGCCCTGCTGGCTGGCACGAAGACCCAGACGCGCCGGATCTGCAAGCCAGCGATGGCCCACAACTTGAGCCACGTTGTCGAAGTGCCAGACCCACAGGAGCGCGGCCAGGTCTACAACGGAACCACCTTCGGCGACGAAGAAGGCGCAATTCAGTTCACGTCGCCCTATGGAGGGATGCGCGACAGGCTCTGGGTGCGGGAGACCTTCTATGCCTGGGGCCGCTGGGAGACTCGCTTCAGCGCGAGGAAAGCCCGCGACGAGTGGCACTTCGTGGACATGACGCTGGAGTGCGGCAAGGCCTACCAATATGCCGGTGACCGTCCTCAGCCTCTCGCGGGCAAACGCGACGGCGGCACCCTGCCCAAATGGTTTAAACGACCAGCGATCCACATGCCCCGGGCTGCCAGCCGAATCTCGCTGGAGATCACCGGCGTGCGCGTGGAGCGCCTGCAGGACATCAGCGAAGCAGATGCTGACGCCGAGGGCTGTGAAAGGCTGGAAACGGAGCGCTACGAACGGGACTGGAAGCTGTGCCCGAAGTGTGGCGGCACCCGGTTGCACAACGCGCTGGGCGGAAATGGCGGCGTGATTCTCGATGTGGACTGTTGGGAGTGCGACACCTACGCGAAGCGCTACCGCCACCTGTGGACCGCCATCAACGGCCCCGACTCCTGGGTCCAGAACCCCTGGGTCTGGGTAGTCGAGTTCAAGCGTGTTCAGCAGGCCTCCTCCGGGAGGCCTTCTCAATTGGAGGACGCCCCATGCAGCGCGTGACCCCGGCAGAGCCCTTCAACCCCGATCCCGACGCCCGCTACCTGCGCGAGTGCTCGACCCCTGGCCCGGTTTACGAGCCGGATGCCGATGGCGTGCCAGGCGGCTGGCTGCTCATGGTGCTGGCCGCACTGCTCCTGCTGGCCCTCACAGGCTGCAGCCAAGCCGAAGCGCAGCAGCCCCAGCCCACGGCGCAGGAACAGCGCCTGGCGCGCGCAGCAGCACGGGCCTGTGAGGGCCTCACCCCTGTTTTTGATAACGGCAGCTTGGTCTGCCACAAGGAGATTCCATGAGCAAAAAACTCAAAGACGGCGGCCCCGTCCATCCGGTGCGCCTCCCGATTCCTGGCGCACTCCACGCCTGCGGTGATCCCATCCCGACAGAACTGCACACGGGTATCAGCCTGCGCGACCACTTCGCCGGCTTGGCCATGCAGGCCGATGCAACCAGCCAAGACGCCTCCGAGGAGTTCTCGTTTGACGAGCGCGCTGAATGGGCTTACCAGCAGGCCGACGCCATGCTGCGCGCTCGCGAGAAGGAGCCCAGCTCATGAAGCGCGAGCACCCCAACACCGACGAACTGCTGCGCATGGCCGAGATCAACGGCGGCCTCGCGCTCGCGCTCCAGCGCCTGCTGGAGGTCGCCCAGAGCAGCACAGGAATCGTCGGCTACCTCGGCAACCCAGAGCCCATGTCATGGGGGCATTTCTGGGAGGTCGATGTGGCCGAGAAGGCACTCAAGAAATTCATGGGAGAAAAAGCATGAGCAAGTACTACGCCGACGACGACATCCAGCTGCTGGCCAATGGGGCAGTGAACCACCTCCTGCGCAACGTCTACATGTCCATCACCTTGCGCAACGGCCAGCAGCCCAAGGGCTTCCCTGTGCCCATCAAGCGCGTGCACGGTGAAGGCCACCTCACCCAGGAATACCGCCCCCTGGCCGTGCTGGAGTTCGTGCAGGACGTGGTCGCCAAAGAGGACGCGCAGCGTGTGGCGGCAGCCAAGAAGGCCGATGCGGAGGCCGAGGAGCAGGCCACGCCATGAACGCCCTGCTCCACCTCTTCCTCTGGCTCGGCCTGAGCGCCATCTGCGCAGGCCTGGCCGGCATCGCGGCGGGGCTGGCATGACCATGCTGGCCGACGCCCCCCAGTTCATCGTTCACTACAGCGCCCAGGGCACGGACGAATGGAAGCGCGACCGGGCCGGCGTCATCACGGCCAGCATGTTCTCCACGGCGCGCGAGCGCGTTGGGGGCCTGACGGAGCAGCAGGCCGCCCTGGTGGCAGGTATGCGCGCCGGCATGGCCCTGGATGCTGCGGCGGCCCAGGCCGGCTACAAGACCCGCCCCAAGCTCACCGAGACCGTGCAGCGCGCCATCGCGGGTCTGCCCATCGGCGACTTCAGCGAGGCCGCCAAGAGCTACGCCCTGCGCCTGGCCATCGAGCGCGGAAGCCGCGAACCGCTGGACGAAGGCTTCGAGACCTACGCCATGCGGCGCGGGCACGAGCTGGAGCCCATGGCGCGCGCCGCGCACGAGGTGCATGCCGGCGTCGAGGTGCTGCCCTGCGGCTTCATCACGACGCCCGACCGCTTCTTCGGGGCCAGCGCCGACGGCCTGATCGAGCCGGACGGCGGCGCCGAATACAAGTGCCTCATCGACCCGCTGCGCCTGCGCGCCAGCCTGCTGGACAACGACATCAGCGAGTTCATGGACCAGGTGCAGGGCGGGATGTGGATCACCGGCCGCCGCTGGTGGGACTTCTGCATCTACTGCCCGGCCCTGGCCCCCGTGGGCCGCGACTTCACCCGCTGGCGCGTGCCACGCGACGACGACTACATCGAAACCATGGAAGCCGAGCTGCTGCAGTTCAAGCAGCTGGTGGACCAGTACGAAACCGCCCTGCGCGGCAACACCCAGGAGCATGCATGACCACCAACATCCCCCCGGCGCCCGCTGCCAACAACCCAGTCCCGGCCGCGCCGAAAGACGCAATCGCCTATCACCTGAAGAAGCGCGGCGCCGAGATCGCCAAGATGCTGCCCAAGCACCTCAACGCCGAGCGGCTGCTCAAGGTTGCCCAGATAGCCGCCACCACCACACCCGACCTGGCGCGGTGCGATGTGGCCAGTCTGGTGGGCGCCATCGGCCAGTGCGCGCAGATGGGCCTGGAGCCAAACACTGTTCTGGGACACGCCTACCTCGTGCCCTTCAATACGAAGCGCAAGGACAAGGTCACGGGCGTCGAGCGCTGGGTCAAGAGCGTGCAGGTGATCATCGGCTACAAGGGCCTGATCGACCTTGCCCGGCGCAGCGGCCAGATCATGAGCATCGCCGCGCATGAGGTCTGCGAGCAGGACACCTTCGACCTGGTCTATGGCCTGGACGAGAAGCTGGAGCACCGGCCGGCCATGGGCGAGCGCGGCGAGGTCATCGGCTTCTACGCTGTAGCCAAGCTCAAGGACGGCGGCCACTGCTTCGAGTTCATGAGCCGGTTGCAGGTCGAGCAGATCATGCGCGGCACCCAGAGCAAGGGCAACTATGGCCCCTGGAAGGACAACTTCACGGAGATGGGCCGCAAGACCGTCATCCGCCGCCTGGCCAAGTACCTGCCGCTGTCCATCGAGTTCCAGACCGCCGCCGCGCTGGATGGCATGGCCGAGGCCGGCAAGGACCAGAACCTGGACACCAGCACGATCATCGACGGCGAGTTCACGATGATGCCGGACGACATGCCGCACAGCGACGACCAGCAGCAGGACGGCGTGATCGAAGCAGGCGCCGACCCCGCGCCCGCCCAGGCCCCAGCCCAGCCGGCCGCCATCGGCTACAGCGCGCCCGAGCTGCTGCAGCAGATGCTGAAGGCCAAGACTCCCGAGCGCCTGGACGAGGTGGCCAGCTTCATCGGCGACCTGCCCGACCAGGAAGACCGGAAGAACCTCAACGCCAAGTACGAGGCCCTGCGCGCGGAAATGCCCGGGGCATGACCGCCGCCACCATCCCGGCCGCCGAGTTCGCCGCTCGGCTGGCTGGCCTGATCACGGGCCTGCCCATCGGCGCGGACAACTTCACGCATGAGCAGGTCGCCCGCGCATTCCTGCGCGTCTCTCTGAAGGCCGAAAAGCTCGGCCGCGAGTACGCCGCCCAGGCCCTGGGCCAGCCCATCCATGTTTCCACCACCACCACCGAGGACCACCATGGCCTTTGAAATCGAAGAGTTCACCAACGCGAAGCTCACGAACGTGAACGTGCGCAGCGAGAAAAACGGGCCGAACCAGCTGAATCCAGCTACCGACCTGTTCTTCAAGATCGATGCGCCCAACAGCATCCTGAGCCAGTTCGACGAGCACCTGCTGTCCGCCATCTACCACCGCAGTGCTGCTGCAGTTGGCGACGGGGCGCAGCAGGCGCTGGAAGGGATCGAGCAGGTCTCGGATCTGCCGAACCTGCGTTTCCCCAGCATGCGGCCCATCGAATGGAGTTGGGATCTGGAAGGCTACACGCTCACCATCGGCCATGGCCTGGGCGGCGCGAGCGACATTCCGCTGGCCGACTGCAAGGTGGACCGGTTCAAGCTCACGCCGCGCGAGGGCGGCACCGTCGAGGTGAAGTTCCGCGTCCGCTGTTCCAACCACCTGACGGAAAAGGCCATGGGCAAGCTGGCCCTGCTGGTGCAAAACGAGGTGCCCATCATGCTGACCGCACCCGAGTTGGCCGGCGAGCAGCAGCCTCTGGACAACCCGTTCCCGGTCCAGGGTCGCGACGAGCCGCCTACCGATCCGTTCCACCCGGTCAACCAGCAGACGCCCGAAGACGCCTTCGCGGCGGCCGTGACCGGCGAACCGGCCTGA